TATCTTTTAGAGCTTCGACAACCTCTGCTCCGTAAGCAGCTTCTATTTTGTTTAAGTTTTCTTTTGAAAATATAATGTCAGCATTTTCAAAAAACTCTTCAAAAAATTCTGCTCTACCAACTCTACCGGTAGCGTCATCTAAATCTTGTCTTATATCACCAGCGTCCCAAGTTTCTGTTGGATTAACATATTTTTCTTGTTTAGATATTGCGTTTATAGAGTCTGCATAAACTTTTAATCTAGAATCACTGTTCACTATCGATGTAAGCTCTTGTAAATCTGATTGACTTAAACCAGGCACTTCATAACCATGTTTGTTCCATATATAAACTCTAACAGCGTCTTCAAACGTAAAGTCACCACTAGGTAGTTTTTTACCTAACTTTTTCTTTATATCATCAAAACGTTTGTTAAGTTCTTTGTAATCGTTTGCTATAGACTGTCTAGCTACATTTAACTCTTGATAAGCCCTGTTTAAAGGTCTAACTAAAGCTTTTTCAAAAAAGTCTCTATGTTGATTACCTTGCTCACCCTTACCCATAAAGTTATATAATAATCCAACAAAATCCTCGTGAGATGGTGGTATAAAAAATCTAAACTTACCTTTAGTCTCACCACGTTTCTTAGCTTTCATATCTGAAAAACGCTTAGCAGCATCAATACCAGTAACGTCTTCTAGTATTTTATTGAAATCAACATCCATACCTTTACTAAACTTAGCTTTAGCTTGTACAGACTTACCTTTAATATCTAGCTGATCAATAACATCAGCAACAGCTTCAACATTAGGTAATGCATCGTCTACAAAGTATATATCATTATAACCTTGAGAGTACTTGTCGGCTATCCACATTGCTTTCGCTTCACCAGTACTATTACCTAAACCTGTTATATTTTCTAAAGGTAGATTTATACCTTGTGTTTTTAACCAAGCGTGTATCGCTGGTGCAGCTTCAGCTGGTCTAGCTGTTAATATGTAGTTGTTTTTAGCACCGTATTTTTTTATTCTATTTTTTAACTTTTGTAGTAATGGGCCTGCAACACCACCTTTTACATTTATAAAATCACTAAAATCAAAAGTATATCCTTCAGCTGCATATCTAGGTCCTTCTAACGGCCAATTACCAGAACTAATTTCTACAACATCATTACCCTTTGTTGCTATAATAGTGTTTTGACCTTTGTCAATTAACGTTTCATCAAAGTCAAAGGCGGACATACCTCTTGATTGTTTTGTGTATCTGTTAACAGCTCTAGCTTTATTAATAGCTTTAGCCATTTTTTGATCTTTGTTAATACCAGTTTGCATACCAGTAGATAAACCTTCAGCATTAATATTAAACATTTTGCCAAACGTTGTTTTACCATCTAAACCAACTATTGAGTTTGGATCTATACCTACTCCATCGGTATTAACAACATCTGCGTTAAAGTATCTTTGCCAGAAACTACCGTCAATAACGCTCCAACCATCTGGCATGCGGGATCTTAAGCTTTTTCCAGATTTGGTTCTTGCTTTTGTTAGCTTATTATCCATCGCTTTGTCCAAAACTATCAACTTGTAGTTTTCCATTACTCTTTCGTAAGCGATAGGAAAATTAACTCGTTCGTCTAGCATACTGTTCATTAAATAAAGATACGCAGCTGTAGCTGGCATAGCGTGTTCCATTTCTGTTTTACCAATTGTAAACTCTTTTGAGTAACCTATTAATTGAGCACCTAATCTATGCCAAGACATTTTGTCGTTAGCAGTGAGTTTTAGATAAGTACCTATGACCCTCGCGGCTTTTCCACTTTTGTCTTTAGCAATAGCGTTGTTAAAAGATTCATACATTTTTGAATGTATAAAACTAACATCTTTGTTCCACTGTTCTATTTCTTTTTGATTCTTCAATTTTTCGTGTGTACCAAACATCGTTTCATAAGACTTTGTGACATTAAAGTTAGCCTTTGGTATTGGCTTTGCAAAATCAGAGTCTGACAAAGTTTCTCCTAGTTCACGTATTTTATTTCTAAACCTGTTGTAAGCTTCTCTTTCTTTAGGGTTTTTGTATACACCAGAACCTTTTGAAGTTTCTGACATAGAGAAATTACCATAGTTCTTATGACTGTAAGTGAAAACATCATTTGTTACATTACCGTTTTCATCTATAGTAAAGAAAAAATCTCTTGGCATCGTAGGAAAGAGATCGTTTTTGAAAATCTCAATAAGATCGTCTTGCTTGTTAATATCAAGAGCCATACTTAAATCATAAGTTGGTTTTTCACCGTTCATTTCTAATACCTGATCTAAACGCTTACCGTCTAAATCAAGTTGGTCAACAAGTAATATATTATCAACATCACCAAAAGCAACCTCAACACCTTTACTAAAAGCAGCTTTACTTTGCGCAGCTGTAATATCTGCTGTTTGTTGTTTGATAGCTTTAACATCTTCTGGCTTAGCTGTTTCTAACTTAGCTTCTTGAGCTCTTTGAGCGGCTGATAATGCTGCGTTTATAGAATATACTTTTGCAAAACCTTTTAACAACTGACCTATATCTCTATTGTAATTATTTTTTTGACCAGTAGGAGTTATACCTATGTCTGCTCTAACTTTTTCTACAGTTTCAGGTGTTGGATTTCTAAACTCAGCTTTTAATCTTTTTACTGGAGTTTGTGACGTCAATCCTTTACTTCTACCTTTAGGAGAGGTCATTTTACCAGTTGGGTCTACGTAATCTTCGTAAAAATAATTTAATGGTAAACCTTTTAAACCAATAGCGACTCCATAGGTATCTCTAGATACATCTATATTTTCACCCTGCCTGTTAATGTCAGCTGTCATATCAGTAACATTATAAAGAGGTAGCGTTCTTATAAATTTATCTAAGTTTTGGCCGTTAGCAAAAAACCTTTGTATATTCAAAGCTTCAGATGGAACTGCCATACCTTCTTTAATTTTTGTAGTAGGTATTAAATTAGCGCCTCCTTCCATTATTTTTTTAGCAGGTATATCAAATATTAGTTGACCAACATCTCCAACATACTTAGATATTATTTCTTTAAATGTATCTCCTTTAACAGGTTTTACTAAATCTCTTATTTTACCAACAACCTTGTCTAAACCGGTAAATTTAAGTATATCAATTTTAGGTTTTTTAGTATCTTGAGTCGATGTTGTTTGAGTATCATCTTCTGTTGTTAATTGTCTAGCTTCAGGAGTGTCAATACTTTCAGTTCGCTTTGCTTCTTCAGCTTTCTGTGCTAAAGCTTTTTTAGCGTCCATTTTACCAAACCTAGTATTAGCAAATATAAATTCCCCAAAACCTTCTCTACCAACTCTTTCGCCTTTTTTAGGTCCTTTTTCTCTAATAGCGTCAGGCTTAAAGTTACGAAGCCTCATTACTATAGAGTCTATAGCTTCAGCATACTCAGCTCTACTTGTTGTTCTAGACTTAACGTAGTTGCTTATAACACCATTTTCTTGCATAGCTTTATATAATGCCATAAAGTTTCTTTCGTCGTTTAAGAAGTCATTATACTGCTCGTTAGTCTGTACGTTTTCGGGTATTAAACTATTAATATCACTAAGTAAATCAACGCCCTTAGCTTGTTTAGAAACCTCATCTTCTGGTAATTGTATTTTAACTTTACCAGCATCAACTCTTTTGTTAAAAGTATCTATATACCTCAATACATCTTTAGTAGTGTTCATGTCTAATAACGTAGAGTTTTCACCGTGAACAAGACCTCTAACTTTGTTTATCATAGATTTAAGCTCGTAAAGAACCGACGTATTTTCGCTTTTTAACATACCAGCACGTTTCATAGTACCAATTAAAGTTAAAAGCTCTGACTGATCAGCTACTTTGTTTTTGTTTACTTTATTTCTATATTGATCTACCCTTCTTCTAAACTGCTTGTACGTTTTTTTATCAATAACACCTTGGTCATACTGATCTTTTACATATCTTTGTAAACCATTAACAATACGACTATGTGACTTAACTACTTTACCGTCTTTAACAAGACCTTTCGTCATATCGTACTGGTGCTGTAATTCATGGACAGATGCTTGAGTAGCGTCTGCTCTTTGAACGTCATTACCAAGAAGAATATTAAGTCTTCTGTTATTTTCAAAGGTTAATATATCATCACCAACAAAAGTTGCGCTACCACCAATTTTAGTAGGAACACCTAACGCATTTGTTGTTGTGGTAGCACCTTCTATTATACTTTGTTTTTGTTCTTCAGCTGTTATAACAGTACCATCTTCTAACTTTTTATCTTTTAGTTTACCAGACTTAATAGCCTCATCTAAATACTTTTTAAGTTCAGCTAAATCTTGCTCCGAGTTATCATTGTCAAACTTAACAATTTTACCACCCAAACCTTTCACAAGTCCGTCATAATATGCTGCTCTACCATAATCTATAGAAGCGTCGACAGCTCTCGTATCTTCAATGTTGTTATCTTTAGCTGTTTTCTGTAGTTTTCTATCGCGCTGTTGTTTTGGCTTAGCTAATATAGCTTCTTTTTCATCGTTCAACTCTTTATACTCATCAAGCAGTTTTTGGCGCTCTCTTTTTATAGCGTCGTTATTAGCACTAACAGCACCTAGTTCTTGAGCTTGTCGAAATATCTGTAATCTTTTTCTTTGGTTTTCAAATAAATTTACTATGTCAGCATCTTCGAGGTTGGTAGCTTCCATAAAGTTAGCAACGTCTGTAACACCAGCTTCGTTTAATATTTCTAAACGTCTTTTCTTTAAAAGATCTGCGTCTTTTTTACTCAATCGACCACCGTCAGCGCTAACGTTAAAACCTTCTTTTAATATATAATCAAGTTCTATAAACTCAGCTGTTAATTCTCTAAACTTTTCTCTTTGTTCTTTTGTTTGTAATGTGCTTCTAAGAGAGTTTCTAACAGCTCTAGACACGTTAGGACCACCTATAGCTAAAGAACTAATAGCAACATTTGCTACAAAGTCAGGATCTAAACCTTCTATAAGGCTTTTATCGTCTTTTAAAACCATTATGTCCATAAAGTTGTGACCAAGCAGTGTAGCACTTTCTTCGAGAACCTCTGTTCCCATTGGTTTTAACACGTAGTTTTTAGTACCTTTTATAGCGTTTCTAAAAGAAACCCCTCCTGTTATTTTAGAAGTTTGAAATAAATCATCGATAACACGCATTGTACCAAGAGTTTCAGCAGCGGTGGCTATACCACCGTATGTTAAACTCATAAAAGCTCTTTCTGTTTGTGTGTAGTTTAAAGCTCTTTTATTTCTTTCTATTTCTTTTTGTATTTCAAGTCTTTGATCTTCAGACATTTTAAGCCTTATCTTACCATCTTCTGGAATACCAGTTCTAGTTTCTGGTATAGCGTCGTCTTGTTCTAAAATGTTTTCAAGATACTCTATGGTTTCAGCAGCATTTTTTTGCATTATCTCCATTTCAGAAAGCTTAGCACCGCCTTCTGCTGTAAAAAACGTTCCTTGTAAAGCTCTCTTTGCGTATTTTTGTAATGGTTTCGATGTTAATTTCTTAGCAATACCAGCGTATGTTAAGGCCGTACCTACACTAAAACTATTGTTACCAACAACTTGCGATAAAAAATCACCCCAGTTTCCTGAATCTACATCAGCAAGCTTTATATCTACAGGTAATTGCGCTTGCTTTTTTTGTTTAACACTTTCTGCGTAATCAATATGAGAAACGTAAGATTCTTTTAAATAATCTGATACCACACTTTCTGGACTAACTTGATCAGCTATCAAAGCAGCTCCACCTTTTACAAAAAGACCCATGTCACCTAGTATAGCGTCTTCAAAAGCAAGACCTATTCTGTAGCCAAAAGAATAACTTTTATCCAACGCTTCTAAAGCCACTGTCATATTGTTAAATTTTACGGCTTTTTGGTGTTGTATTTTTATTCTGTTTTGTAATTCGTTTGTTTGATTTAAAACTTTTCTTCTTTGTTCTATATCAATACTCTCATCGTCTAAATAAGCACTAAGATCATTGTTGGGTATGTTTAAACTTTCAATATATTTTTTATAGTTTTCTATATCGCCGTTTAAAACGTTTCTACTGTTTTCTAAGTATTTATACTGAAGCTCTACAGCTTCTTTAGCTATGGCTTTTTTTGTTTCTACTTTTCCTTTTTCAGACAAATCAGTTACATACCCCATTTCGCTAACACCACCACTACCTGGCGTCGCATCAACAGCGTACGCTTCTGCTTTTTCTTGAATACTAGCGTAATCATCTAAGAAGTCGCCTGAATAATATTCTTGTACGTCCTCATCTATTTCTATAGCACTAACAAAACCTTTGTCAATTAAATTTTTGTTATTACCCACGTAGTCCTGCGTGTTAAACGTAACAGCTTCAGGTTTGTGTTTCTTTTCTAATTGATGTATACTAGCTAAAATATTAGTGTATGGGTTTGCACCTTCGCCTTCATAGGCTTTTTCAAGGTTTTTTACTTCTTGTATATCTATATCTAAATTGTTATCAAGATATTTTTTATATAGATTAAATTTTTCTTCACCCCACGTTTCTAATAAATACTCGTCTCTTCTTTCTTGATCTCTACGGTTGATGTCCTCTATAACTGGTTGCATGCTAGTCATACCTAAAGTAGAAGTATTGTCACTAACAAGAGGGTTAAATTCAGGGTGATATGATGTTGATCCAGCTGGATATTGATACGGCATGTCTGGTACAGCTTCTTTTTCGTCGTAATTAAAAAACTCGTTCAACACAGTTTTTCTTAATCTAGAGTCTTTTTCAAAAGTTGTGTTATTGTTTATAGCATTTATGCTACGCTCAATATCTTCTCCGCTTTGTGGATTTTCTATAACAGTTGATTCCGGAGGATCAAACTCTATCACGGGTAAACCCGAAGAACCACTTTCCGAACCTGACCCCGTAACGTTTGACTCCGCCGTTGGGGTCTCTGTCGAGGAGTCTTCTTGCTTTCCCTGCTTGTTGTAATTTTCTATTACTAACTTAATGTTTTCTTCTGGCTCACCAGCGTCTATCATTCGCTGTACTATAGTTTGTAAATCACTCATGTTATGATCCGTATTTTTTTATTAAATCTTGTGCTTGTTGTTCAGTACTTGTTGAAGAGGCATTTTTTAATATTAACTCAATCATATCTTCTATAGCTGATGGGTTTTTACCTTGTCCAGCTGATATTTTACCTATTTGCTTACCGTCTTTTAAAACAGCTACTTCTTCATCAAAGTCGAATGTTGAATAATCAAAAGATATACCTCTATCTCTTAACGCTTTACTTGTGTTTAACTTTTTAGCTAACTCCGCGTCATTCATGTCGCCTAAATCTTCAAAACTTCCAATTTCGCTAAACTCATCTGCTAATTCGTTATACAACCTGTCTTCAGCTATATTAGAGTCTTGAGTTTCAGCAAACTTTTGATTAAACCCTATACTGTTAGAAAACTCTTTAAAATCAGAGTGATCGTTAAAGTTGAAGCCATTGTATTTGTCCACTCTTGATAAAATATCTAAAAACTGATCTCCAGATATAACCTCTCCAGTTGATTTATTTTTAAAAGTACCATCTTTTTGCATGTTGTAACCTTCTATATCTCTACCATTTAAAGAATTTATTATGTCACTTTTAACATTACTCAAAACCTTACCAGGTAGACTTACCTCTTCACCACCAAAAACGTTTGTACTTTTTTCATTCGCTAAGAACTTAGTTGGTTTACCAGGATTTCTATTTTGAGCAACGTTATATACGTTGTTACCTTTTTGCCACTCTTCTTTAGCTGGGTTGTTTTTAACCCAATTAGCAAATATAGTTCTTGATTTTATTAAGTCATACTGTGGGTTTTGTTTGTCTGTTATAACGCCAACAAACTTTTCATAACCAGCAACAAAATCATCTAGCTCAACATCACCATCTTCATCAACATCGTAAACAGTAGGATTACCTTTTTTATCTGTTGCGGCAAAAGTGTATTTGTCTGATAACAAACTAAACATCTCTGCAGAAGCTACACTTGGTTTGTGAAGCGCGTCAACAAAAGAATCTTTCATATTACCCCATTTAGCATCCATTAAAGATAACAACGTGTTATCGTCTTGAGCTAAGTTTTCAACACTATTTACTATGTTGTTTTCAACATCTTCCCACTTAGTACCTGATTTAGCTGTCGAATACAAACTGCTAGTAAACTTACTTACGGTTTCTACGGCTTTAGGATTTTTTATAATAAGCATTCGTTCTATATCATCTTTATTACCTCTTATTTCCTGACCGTATTTATTTGTTTTAATAGATCCGTCTGGATTTTGAAAAGAAAACTCTGGAAAACCTTTTTTATCAAACCCGACAACAGCTCTACCTATAACCTCTCCGTCTGCGTTTGTAACATCTCCTCCACCACCGGCTAAAACAGTAGCAAACTCTAACATGTCAGGTCCAGACATTTTAAGATCTATCTGCTTGTTGTTAACCATGTCTTCTATTTGGTCAAAAGCTTTTTCAGCTTGAGCAGTGCCAGCGTATAAATTATCCTCCATACGTTTAGCATATTTTCTAGCTGCTTTTTTATTTTCAAATGTTATTGTTTTTGAGTTTGTTTCGCTTTCCGGTGCATTTGGGTTGTAATCTGGATTATCAAACGTTAAATCCTCTTTTTCTCCATCAAGATAAGACATAATACCACTCTCGCCTTTAATGTCTTTTATCCAATTCAGTCTATCAGTAAACGCTTGCGTGTAACCTTCGTTTACGTTAACACCAGCGTCACGAGCGTTTCTTCTTTCTACTTCTTTTTTTATTAGATTACCACCAACTTTACCAACAACTTCTCCAACTTTTGCCCAACCAGCACCAACCTGTGTCATAGCTTTTTCATAGCTATCTGCTATATTATTAAATATACCTGTTAAATCTTTAGGTACACCAGCCATAGCAGCTTTATAAGCACCACCTACCAGTGTGCTGTCTGCTTTCATTGATGACCTAAAATCTACTAATCCTTTTGCCATATTAACTTAATTTTTTAAATTCAACATCAAGCATTGAGTAATCAACCATCTCATAACCTCTAGGATGCATTATAACAGCTTCTCTCGGCACTTCATCTGACATTACACCTTGATGTACTCCTGAGCCGTGTTTAGCGTCTATATACTCAAAGTTATAAACAGGTATACCGCTCGGTGAATCAAACATATATTCTATATTTTTCTTTAATTTTCTATCAGAACCGATAGCAGAACCAATACCACCAGCAACACCACCTATTATTTGGCCCCACATACCCATTCTTGCGTTCATCATTTGAGCACCCATACCTAGTGCACCCATTTGGTTAGCATAAGCTTGTTGAACACCAGCGTTTGCACCAGCGTAATCACCAGACGACATACCTAATAAAGTAGACTGTCTACCGATCTCAGCACCTTGTAACATTGATAAACCACCACGTTCAGCCATATCAGCAGAAGCAGCGCCTTGAGCAATAGCTTGTTGTATTGTCATGTCTGTAGATCTTTGTAGTTGATCTATTTGTTGTTGTGCTTGAGCTGACATTAACAAGTTTTGTCTTTGCTGTTGTGCTAAATCTACGGCAACTTGTCTAGACTGCAAAACACCTTGGTTTGCTAAACTTTGTGCTAAAGCACCAATACCAGAACCACCAGCTGCACCGGATAAAGCTGACATAATATCAGCTCTCTGTTGAGCACCTTGTTGCATTTGGAAGTCTGCAGCTACAGTACTAACTCCTAGGTCTTCAAATTGATTTTCCATACCTACATACGCATTTTGTAAATCAGCGTAGTAGTTTTGCATGTTTTCGTACGGATTAAAAAATTCCATAGCTTCGTACTCAGCTTGTCTAGCCTCATACTTAGCTATCATTTCTCTTTGCAACTCTCTGTTTTCAGCCATTTGTTGAGCTGTAAGATCGTTGGCTTGCTGCATTATTCTGTTTTGTTGTCGTCTTGCTCGTCCTCCCATATTATATGTATTTAAAACCTTCCCAAGAAGGTTGCTTGTCGTCTACCCACCAACCTAAGTCTTTGTGGGCTTTTATTAATGTATTATTACTACAAACTGTAAACATAAAACTAGCGCCTTGATCTTTAGCTTTTAGTTCTACGTTTTTAATAAACGTTTCTAGTAATTCTTTTCTATTTTTAACCTTGTAAAAAGGGTTCGACACTATCCATGTTAAGTAACCCATTGGAGCGTCTTTACCCATAAACAAAAAACCAGCATATATAGGCTCGTTTTTATATTCTAATACTAAACAGTTTTCGTTAGAGGGTAGTAAATCTTTTTCTATGCCAGGTTCACCTTTCCACCACCATTCCCACCATTTACAAACCATTCCGTAGTCTATGTCGTCTTTGAAAGACCTAAATGTTATATCACTCATATTAAATTATATTGTATTATAGTGTAATAATCACACTTTTTAAGCACTATTTACTAGATTCAACTATATCAGATCCAACAGCAAACAGCTCTACCGAGTCAGTAGAGTCAGACTTCATTTCAACCTCAGCGAAATAACCAGTAACACCACTTGCACCAACAACACTATTTTTACCAAAAAACAAATAATCATCTGGATCTGGAGTTTCCATATTATTACCAACACTAACTGTTACGTTAAAGTACTCATTATCTTTAGATATTGCTATACACTCACCTAGCTTTTTAATGTTACCAGTAGCTTGGCCGTTATCCATTTTAACAAAATAAATAATATCTCCAGTATTTGATTGTAAAGAAGTGTTTATAGGTTGTTTTAGTTTTAGTATTATATTAGACATGTTATGCTGATTTTAATAAGTTGTTTACATCTAAAGCAATATCGGTTCTACCACCCGCATCATAACCAGATAATATTTTCATTTTACCAGAGATAACCGCGTATGCTTTTGTAGCGTCACCATCTGTAACTCCATCGTTATCTATTTCCAACAACAAATCAAAAAACTCTACAGATGTAGGTTTAATTGTATGTGTTGTGTATGTAGCACTAACACCACTTGTTACAGAAAACAAACTTGCGTCAAACGTAGTAGGTTTCATAGCAAAGTTAAAAGAAGCCTTGTAAACTACAAATCTAAAAAATTCATAGTTATTATTATTATCGTTATAATCGTTGTAAAAGTTTAATTGAGTAGTAGATGGCAGCGTGGTACCCAAACCACCATCAGAAAGTGTTAACCTTGTTTTTTGCTCTGGATAATGTTCATAAACTTTGTTAAACGGTGACGTTAGTTCTGTAAACGATCCTGTTGATGTTTCTGTTAAGTTTAGTTTATACCTTGTTAATATTTCTGTTTTTGGTATTCTAACGTTTTCTTGATATAATCCACTTTCAGGTATAACTATTGTTTTTGGACCACCTATCAAAGTAACACCATCACCTAAAGGGTTAACCAAAGGGTATGTTGCAAAATCAATTGAACACTCAGCGCTTGGATCACCGTATATATTTAACAATCTAGTAGTACCTTGTGAAGGTATTATAGACTCTGAAAAATTAAAATCATATATGTTAGTTATACCAACAGTATAGTTATCAACAGCTGTTGCTGTTATCGTTATAACATCGTTAACAAACTCCTGCTCTAAAGGCGCTAGATAATGTATATCAAAAGATACAGCTGTACAATAACCAGTTGCAGCGTCTTCTGTTTTTGTCAATGTGTATGAATATCTTTCTGGATTTTTTGTTTTAGCAAAACTAATATTTGGTAGGTTAGTAAATATATAGTTATTTTTTACTGTAAACTTTCTGTTAGTAACTATAGTGTTTCTAGACAGAGGAACCAAACCAGTTAAAGCAACTGAAGAGTTACCCGACTGACCACCGCTGTCGTTTACATTTGTTAAACTTGTATTTATAAATACTTGTGCCATTTTAATTTATTGCTAAAGTAGTAGAACCATCAACAGTAATAGTTATTGCTTGCTCAGAACTAGGGAACAAGTTGTTACTATTGTATTCAACTTTTAATGTTATTTTAATTTTGTTTTCTTTATCTCCTGGAGTACCAGTGTCAGTCGCAGCTACAACAGATACTCTATTGTTATCAGACGATGTTACAGTAAAGTTAGAAGCTGCAACAGCATAGTTCAATCCATTTATAGTTTTTGGGTGTATATAAAACTCATGTGTTACTTCTTGAGATACACCAACAGTAGTTCCTTCTTCGTAGTTATTTGTTATACTAGAGGTTATGCTTTGAGCTTCTGTCGCTGATGTATTTAATGTAAACTTAGCATTAATATTGTTTATAACACCACTTATAACTAAAGGATAAAACTTACCGTAACCACCCATTGTTATAGAGCTTAACAAACCTAAACCTTGAGTAGACTTGCTGTTCAAACTTATGTTTGTTTCGTCTACCTCGACACCTATTATGTTAGCAAACTTTTTACCCTCCTTGTCTTTAAACTCTACAACTTGACCAGAGTCCATGTCTGTTTCTATACTTGTTGCTCTCCAACCGTTTGAACCTTCATAACCAAGCGTCTTGAAATCTTTAACTACACTAGGAGCATCGTTAAATAAAAACTTAACACTAGACTCGTATTGAACACCATAGAAATTATTTCTAATCTCGTTGTCATTATGTTTCCATATATCACCGTTTTTAAACGTGTAATAAACACCGTTTAAAGAAACAGCAGACTCTGGCAAGAAAGACTTAAAACTAGTCCAACCTACAGTTGACTCGGCAAAACTTATAGTATCACCTTTATCATCGTAGTTTTGTTTTTTATTTATAGTTAGGTTATAAAGATCTTTGTCTTGATCGTAACTACCTATTAACGTTTCAGCCTCGTGTAAGTTATCTTTAAAATATCTAGACATACCTGCTGCAGATATTTCTGTCAAACCGTCCATAGATAATCTTAATACAGACCCTCTTGCTTTATCTGTAAAATAAGCTCTATAACCAAACGACGCAAACGACTCTGGGTTTTTAGATATACCGTAGTCTCCAGAAAAAGGTACAGCTTGACCTAAAACAGCGTTACTAGCAACAACTTGTGGGTTACCATCCGCGTTGTATAATGCATCTTTGTTAGATAATATTCTTAAAACCTTGTCTTCGCAAAAAGCAACTAAATCAGTGTTTCTACTAAATAATTTTTGTAAAGAACCGTATTCAGGATTTACATCTTTAGTTATTTTATCAGCCATTATAAACTCATTAAGTTTATTAAAGCCTGTTTTTGAATTGTAAAGACCAGAGTATATTAACCCGTTTTTTCTATTTTCTTCTTCGTATGGCTCGTCTAACGTTGTAGATACTTTAGGACCTTTATCTATTTTAACAGCGTTAAAGTCATCTCTAAGTCTATCAGATTCTACACCATTACCAAAAGTGTAACAATTATGCCATCTAACAGGCCTATCAGATACATCAACGGTATCTCCCATTAGTCTAACAGAAACACTTTTTATATGAACTCTTTTATAAGTGCCCTTAATATTTACAAGTTCTGCTACAAATAAGTAACCTGATGAAACTGGATTACCATTAGAGTCTTCGTTTTGACTTTGATCAAACACAAAAAGTCTAGTGTTTAAACCTTGTTTTAAAGTTTCTGTTTTTAAAGGTCTATAAGAACCATTTTCACTACCTATTAAAAAGTATTTTATAGTGTGTTCTCCACTTACGGAATCAAAAACATCATTATTTATTTCTTCAACATCAATATCTACTTGGTAAGCCTCACCACTAATAAGAGGTATAGGCCCTGTTCTTAAAAAAGGATAAGTAGACGTGTTAGTACCCGTCTCTATTATAACTCCGTTACCAGCAGAGTTATCAGCTGTTAAACCACTTGAAAGCTCGTAATCTTGTAAACCATTTACACCTAGCGTAAACTCGTCGTTATCAATAAGATTATCACCTATAGAGTTAGATATACCAGTTTTTGTTATAAAATCTTCATGATACTCAATTATTCCATTAGCATCTTTTTTAGAAACCCTAAGGGTTATACCAGCTGGTAGTTGACCTGAGTTTGGATCCCAAGTGTTATTATCTATGTAGAACTCACCAGGTCTATCAACTACAATTTTAGCATTAGCTAAAAGAACTGTTCCACCCGGAGCATAAGGTGTGCCAACGTCTGAAACACCTAAGTAGTTACCACCGCCGTCATTAATGTTTTCATTGTTTAGAGCCTCAACGCTCATACCTGTTTTTAGTATCATACTAGTGTTAGAGGCTTCGTAATACAGATTAAAATCAGTATTGTCTATAGGTTCAACCTCAAATATAGCTGGATTGTCAGTGCTATATCCACCGTCTCCACTTGCACCACTACTAATTATTTCTAAAGAAGCATAAGCTAAGTGGTTGGCTGTGTCAGATTCTAGCTCGTCTAATCTTTTTAAAGGAGTTTGACCCCCACCGTAACTACTAGATGTAGGACTCCAAACTATATCTTTATCTAACATCAAAGCTATTCTATAACCTTGATTCGATCTAGAATGCATACCCCACTGCATAGATGACGCTGGGTGATAACTTAAACCATAGTCAGCAACAAACTTACCGTTTATCGCCGCTGAATGATCAGCTGTTTGGTATGCTTGCGCCGTGTTCCAATCAACTAAATCACCAAAATTAAGAACTTGTTCAACGTTATGGTAGTTTTTAACCTTACCAGTTGCAACTACTTTTTTAACAGTGTATATAGTGTTTGTTGGATCGTTGCTCCATCTAAATTTAGTACCAGTAGTAGTAAGAGCTTTTACAACTTTTATATCGTTAAAAAATTCGCTTGTTAAAGAAAAGTCATCAAAAGTGTTTGCGCCTCTAGCATATAACACGTCACCACTTAACGTTCCGCTTACAGTTACAGAATCTAAGTTTGTTTGATTACCTATATTAGCCACTCTAAAACAACAATAGTCATTACCTATAACAAAACCAGTTCCCAACGCGTTGTTCTCTACGTTTAAATCTTGACCATCGTATAGCTTTTGATACTCTGGCCAACCAAAAGCCCAGGCTTGATCTATACAAAACTTTTGATTACCCTCTTGGTAATCATCACATCGCCAGTGACTTCTTTTCCAAGTACCACCAGTAGCGGGTTTATAATAATCAGCGCCTGTTTGTGTCCAGTGAGAAGTACCCGCATCATAATCACCAAAATAAGGATTAGCTATTAGTCTATGGCTAGCTGAAGGATCAACAGGGTTTAAATCGTATATTCTACCGTCCCAATCGTTACCATCTGGATCTGAAATCCAACCATCATGACCAAATATAGCTTGGTAGAAAAACGAATAATGAGTGTTTGGTGATACACTATTTAGGCTACTATTGTGTCTAGCGTTAACTCCGTTGTAAACACCTTCATTCAAAGTGTCATTAACATTGCTCTTCCAATAAAATAAAGATTTATTTCTTAATGTAAAGTCACCATCTTTTCCATCTTCTGTAGCTGAACCCGTGTAAGCAGATAAACTTCTAATGTTTTTGTCAAAAGTATGAGCCCAAAACACATTAGCTGCAGCTGTTACTAGTGTGTTAGTTGAAGCTGCTGATTGGTTTTTATCAGATATTCTTTTTAAAATTTCAGCGTCTTTTTTAATTTTAACAAAAAATCGACCTTCAAAAGCGTCGCTATCAACTCTGTCAGACTCCTCGTAGTACTCTAAAAACAAACCTTTATTCTCAGGGTTAGAATCATTGTGGTTTCCAACAAAACCTACATCAGCACCAAAAGGCTCTATCAAAGTAAACTCGTAGTAATCTTCAGCATCAGAGAAGTCTACATCTGTAGAAGAAGCTGATTCGTTAACTCTACTAACACTTAGTATCTCGTAAAAACTAGTCATTGAAACAACCTCGTTGTTATCTTCTTTACCTATTTTTATAAACCTACCAGTTTGATCGTCCATTAAAGCACCTCTTGGTTCTACACCTTCAATATCTGGTTGTGCTAAAAACGAATGATTATGAACATCGTTACCAGCTATTCTAAATGTTGTTTTACCAACCTGAGGAAAACCAACAGCTGTTGCTGTAAACTGCAAACTTTGACCGTTTTCAGCATAAACCCTTTCGCCTAATTGTCTTTTTACAAACTTAACAAAGTCTGGGGCCGATCCTTCTTTGGCTAATATTTTGTATCTACTTTTATCTACTATACTTTTATCACCGTCGTGTTCTTTTTTAAGTATAATGTAATCATCTCTTTCTACTTTATCAAAATCAGAAGAAGCAAAAGACATCCATATATGCTCGTCATCATCATCATAATAATGTCTATCTAAAGACAGGTTGTAATACTCTGTAGCAGCATCTTTTACGTAATACTTAACGTGTGTAGCCCAGTCTGGCGTGTCTCCATTAACATTAGCAACTATAGTGTTAGCTGTTAAAGAGTTTTCTTTTTGTATTTTTACAACTCCGTTAGGTGTAGAAAACACAGGTGTTTGTCTACCATACTGATCTATGTAAGATATTCCTACTTGGTAGTTTCTAATAGACTTTATTGATTTGTTAGTTTGTTTTGGATCTATATATCTAGAGCTCAAAGATGCGCTAACCTGTGGTAACTCATTATCTAATATGTTATATTGTTGTGTGTAGTTACCGTATATTAATCTATTAGAAGATATTTCTTGTGCTTTGGCTTTTTTAGGAACATTATCAAAGTGTCTTAACAATTGAGAGCTTTCTAACAAACCTTCATACTGTTCACTTGTTATAACGTAGTCAGTTAAATTTGTTAACTCGTCACCTCGTATACTAGCGAACTTGTATATGTTAGTGCTATCACTATCTTTAACTAATATATCTAATTGTTTTACTCTAGAAGGTTTTGTTTCAAAGTTTCCAAGGGTTATACGTCTAACCGTATTTAACATAGACTTATTATAAGAATCTATAGCATCGAACTCATACTCATCACCTGGTAAAAAAGCAACCTCTGTAAACGGTGACATAGCAGAGTACTCGCCATCAGCGTATCTCCATCTGTAAGCAAATCTTGGAAATCTAAACTTGTATATAGACTCTAGTTCTGTTAATTCAGCGTCCCAATACCTAGCTGTCTCATTATCTAATTTTACAATGTCATCGCTAATAGAAAGTATTTCACACTCAAATGTAGATCTTTCTTCATTAGAACCATAGTTACCGTAATCGCTTTGGTTAACCGTAATAGGATATAGTTTCAAATTGCTTATATGTCCCCTAAAAAAAGCGTTATCATCTCCGTTTAAAGTTTGACCACTGTTTGAACCTGCTGTCGATAGATTTCCTTGACTATCTACTATAGTACCTCTATCACAGTAAATTCTAAAACTTGTTGAGCTTTTTCTAGCTGTAAAAAACACTCTATGAGTACCTACGGTAGAAGGTAACAATAAATTATAATAACCATCACCAACGTGTGTACCATGTATGGCCGATAAATAAAGTTTACCATGCTTAGTCTCATTATCACCGTCGCTACTAGTTATAGTATATTCTAACTCGTATGTTTTTAAACCTTCTATCTGAAAGTTAGTATCGTTTCCATCTTCGTTATAAGCAACCCAACCAGCCTGGTGTTGCGTGTAGTAATTAGCGTATAAGTAGCCATTGGTAGAATTCGTGCTTTGTGGTATAGACCAAACAAGTCTATCAGAGCCACTAGTTGTTAAATCTGTATACTCTTTTTTTTCTGCACTCCAATATAAATAACAATTGTTTGGAGTGGATAAAGCACCAGGGCCAGGAAGTGCAGCATCAGCGTGTATCATATTTGCTCCTCTGCTATAACCTGAGTTTAAATCAAGCGGTGCTGAATACCCATAAGTAGAACCAGCGTATTCTAAACCTGTTTTTTCTTTTTTAAGCTTTACTTGAATCTGAACAGCAGAGTCTGTTTGGTTAGTTAATTTTACAATATCTCCTTCTGCAAAGTTTGGCTTAGGAGAGAAAGATAAATCTTGTATTCTAACTGGTCTAGCACCGTAATATTGTATAGATATATTTGATATTCTAGCCGTAACACCTTTATGGCAAAATATAGGTATCATATTTTGGCCATTGTAATAACTAGAAGCAGTGTTGTTTATATTGTCAGGTAAATCCGATTGATCGTTAAAATAAGTACCCACAATATATGTACCAACACCAGAAGACTTAGGCGCTCTTTGATAGGTGCTTAAACCGTTGTTTCTACCACTGTTAGTAGGATCTCCAAAACCAACTGGATAAACATTTGTAGTTCCAGGTATATAAACAGAGGCGTCTATATCTATTATTTCTACTGTAGCCCTTATAGTAACATGTGTTCCTTTTCCAGCTCCATTAACTTCGTTTAGATTATAAACTATATTATCTACATATCTATAATCGGACGCTGTATAACTAGCGTCTTTAGTGTGTTCGTAACCAGCCTCTACACCAACCCAACCTGGACCGAAATCTTGCGCTCTACTTTGAAAGTGAAACAAACCTTGTTGTGTTTCTGTTTCTAATTTAGGAAATATCCAAGGAACATCTCCAACATAATCTCTTAACCATCTACCTTGTTTGTCTAGCTTAGGCGTGTTACTTGTTCCTGGTGGCTTTGGAACTATCTCGTTTGTTTCTTCGTGTTTATATGTCCAAAAACTAGTATTGTTAAAACTATCCCAAACAAAAAACATTAGAATATCTCCTTCTTGTGGTATGTAGGCGTTACCATCTTCAAAGTATTCGTCTCTCCAGGGGTGTACTGTAACAACACCTTGTTCACTCATGTAGTGTGTTGTGCCAATGAATTTAACGTAATAATCGGAGCTCGCGTTTCCAAACGCATTAGGTGTAAGAGCGTATACATTATAATAACCTCTACTACCATTCATCAAGCTTCTAAACTTTTTATAACCGTTATCAGCAGCGCCTGGTAAATCTCTAATATCCATAGCTTTTTGCCAAATGTTAGGATCGGTACTCCAACTACCATGTAATGGGTATCTAGTACCTTGACCTGAGTCTTTTGGATTTGCCCAAGGAGTAACGTTTGTAACATCTAAATGAATTTCATAACTTCTTGACCAGTAACCATCACTATTTCTAGGGTTTTTCTTCATCAAGCTCGCACCGTTATACAAGGTAGCTTTTGTGTTGTCGCCGCCAACAGCACTACCAGCCTCAGTACTATTAAAACCATCATCAAAATCATAAAACACTATCAGGTTGTTAGTAAAATTAACGTAAGAACCACCGTCGTCTTGAGTTACATCAAAATGGTATTTACTTTTACGCAAAGCTAAACAAGCTGACTCAGGTAAATCTGTATTCCAAAGAGCTAAATCGTCTATATTACCTTTTAAGTAGTCACTTAAAGAAGAACCACCATCATACTCAGCACCTATAGTCCAGTTTTTATCTGTACTTGCGTTTTCATCAAGAGTAACATTTAAAGTAGTATCTATAGCTAAAACACCTTCTATGTAAAGCTTTACCTCTGTAGTACTGCTGACCTCCTTGAACGTAGCAACTACGTGATACCATTTTTTCTCTTCTATAGGGAAGTTATTACTGTCAGCGCTCACGCCTTGATCATTAAGGTTTACATGCCAAGCGTGGTTTGGTTGCGAGTAAGCACCAATTATAAGCTGGTTGCCACCACCGCTATTGTTTCTACCTATTATAGCTCTATTCGACGAGCCTAACTCGTCAAACTTAACCCAACAAGCAAAAGTAAAAGTGTTACCAACAACTATAGATTTATCAAACTGAGCATATTGATTTGATCCGTCTAAATATAAAGAATGATTTGGTTTGTAACCCTTAAAAGCCGTATAAGCGTTTGCCCAACCGGCTCTTCTTTTAATTTTAGCAAAAACAGGTTGATTATTCATTTCTAAACCAGCAGAACCATAAAGATGTGATCTATTATAAGAATACGTTGTATTTGCTGGGTGAACACATATAGATTTACTCTTTGCGTTTATATTAGGCTCACCGTGAACAGTATCACTTAAACTAATAGATGGGGCATTTAAAGGGTATTTTTTTATAACTGTTATGTGTTTTTCTAACACATCTCCAATAACCTCGTTATTATAACTTCTTTGTTTAGTTGTGGTTGTCCAGTTTAACTTTTCATCTTGACTACCAGTTATGTTTTTGTTAGACCCACCTTTAAAATGATCTATAGATATTTTTTTAGGTTCGTTCTCACCGTCAGTCCAGAAAAGCATACCATCAAGTATGTTTATACCTGTTATTTGATTTCCGTTAAATTTTAAGAAGGCAGACTCTTCATCTGTTGATGCATCTACTAAAACAGGTTCTGTCTCTTCTGTTTTAAAATCATACTCAGCAATACAATTTACGTTTTTCTTTTTAATAGAAACCCTATCTATAGTGGTTTCGTCCCAATAAAATTGACTTGGAGACGATCCGTGACTAGAATTTATACCTATCAACAAATCTGTATCACCAGCTGTAAAAGTATAAGATACACTACCAACAGCATTACTGTTAGGTATTGTTGGATATGTAAAAACACCGTTAACTGTTTTTCTAATAAACAACTCTTTATGAGTTCCTGTGGAATTACTAGCGCTAGTGTTAATAGATGTAACATCAAATGTCAACGTGTACTCTTTACCTACCTCAAGTATTTCTTTTTGTTGTATAAAAGGAGTTGTGTTAACCTGTGTTCCATCTTTTCCAAGAGTAAGGTTTCCGTTAACAGTATCAACAGTAACGTTTTCTTTATCGAAACCATTCCAATTAGTTAAACCATTTGGATCAGCTTGACCATCATTAAAGTTTCCGTTTTTTATTATTTCTTCTCTTTGACCATAAACAAACCAGTATATCTTATCGTTAGCATTGTCAACAATAGAACCAACACATTTAGACTTACCTATATAAGGTGATACACTAGACTTTGAGGTATTACCATAAGTATTTTGTAAAGCCCCAACGTCAGAACCTTTAGATGTAGAAACCTCTATGTTTAAAGCGTCTCTATACTCGTTTTTTTGAACTAGTCTTTCGTCGAGGTCCTTGTTCATCTTCCCCGACATAAATGTATTTTTAATCTCCGGCATACTAGTGTTTTATATGTTTAGATCTACCTCTTAATAGTTGAGCTAGTTCTTCTATTTTCAAATTAGATAATCTTAGCTTAGCAGTTCTTGTTGCAGCAAACTTTTCTCTTTTGTACATCATTTTAGCGCTACCACCAACGTTGGCTCTAGCCATCATAACATTACATAATATACACTTGTACATCGCTTCTTCAGCTAGTTTATGAACCCTCATCTCTTCTTCTGTCCCTAAACTATCACTAATATATTTTAAAATAATTGTTTTTCCACTTATGTTTGAGCTAAAATGTATTTTACCGTTTTCTTGATCTATATAAAAAGATCCGTTTGTTTGAGAAAACCTAGGGTCTAATCCATATCTCTGACCTATATTTAAATCATAGTCATCATGATCGTAATTATAATCTTGATTTGCTATTTCGTTAGGTGTTTGGCTTTTAAATTTTGTCCAACTATTTGATTCACTTTGATAAGACAAACCTGACTTAGTTAAAGTCACATCATCTATACTGCAGTTCAACGCTGTAGCGCTAACGTTTGTAAACCAAAACCTTTGGTTATAACCAGCTGCACCAGGGCTATTTTCGTCAAGAGTTAATGTTTCTGTATATGTACCATTGGCTGTTCTATTAGAAAATATTATATACTTTCCGTTTGGACCATACAACCTTGGTTGTACTGTGCCAGAGCTATAATTAGATATAGTGTATGTTAAAGTATAAGATTCACCAAAAGCAACATCAACGTTGTTCCAGTTTAACTTGTGCCATTTACCAACATTAGTAAAGTCAATATGTTTGTTTACTGAATCATAGGTTATACCTGTACCTAAATCGTAACCTAAGTTTTGCGAAAAATCACCATTTATAAGTAAGTTGCCCGATCCAAAAACGTAATCACCATCTGTATCTTGAGTAATTGCTTTAGGATTATTTGTTTTTGTAGCTGGATATATAGTGTGTTGTATTCCAGAACCGTCGATCCAAGCTATATTAGTATAATTAACATAGTCATGAGGTAACGTCATTTGTAGTGTAGCAGGAACTTCTATCTCTTGAGATTTTTCAGCTTTAAAAGTATCAAAAGATAATTCGGCTAAAGCTCTTTGTGCGTGAAAAGCTACATCAACTCTTTTTATTCTAGGAATAATTTTATCTTCACCAACATAAGCAACCATAAAATTATTTATTATATCTCTTATAGAAACAAATTGGTAGTCACCAAAATTAGATGAGTTACCATAGTATTCGTTTTGTGATTTATCTATTAATGCCATTTACTATGCTTTTTCTTGTTGTATATTAAACATGTCTTCTCTAGCTCCTACGCTATATATTTGTGGATCTTCTATTGTTATACCCGCTAGTTTTAATATTTTAAAAACCAAATTAACCTCTTCAGATTCATGTAACTCAAAGTCACTAGAGGTTGAAGAGTTGTATAAAGCTGTACCGTTAACTTCTGTATATCCCCATTGAACTTGGTTAGGCTTTCTAATATAATTACACGTCACTCCATCAACTATATCTTGTGGGTGAACATTTAATAAGTTATTTCTTCTAGAATAAACAGGTCTAGTTGTTGTTGGTTTGTTTATTTTAGAACCTAGCACGTATGTTAATTCTTGTTCTGTAACGTGTTCTATTTCTATAGCAGCTGCATTATCTTCGACTAGTCTTACAGACAAACCTTTTATACTACCATCAAAACCTCCAGTTTTATAAATTTCTATTCTATTTGTGTTTATTCCTCCTTGTGTCCAAAACAGGTCTACAAACTTAGAATCACCGTCCTTGTCAAATGAGTATAACGTTAGGTTGTCGTAATTACCATTATTTATTTCCTCAGTATGAGTTTGAAAACTTTCAGCTAAAGCTTTTTGTAAAAAAAGTTTTCCCTGTGTAGCATCTGCAACATTTAGCGTTATTCTATATGTTGAACCAGTAATAAAATTTTCTTGAAAAGTAAATGTAGAGCCAGTGGTAAGTGTTGTTCCATCAGCGTGAATACCCCAAATTCTGTTTTTTCTTTCGTCACTAACCTCACCAAGTTTTAAATTAGGAATGTAAGTATTGTTTAGATCCGTTAAAGAAGCTTTTACGTTACCACCAACTCTCCAACCACCACCAGGTGAATATTCAGAACCAACCTGTTTAACAGAAATGTTGTCTATAGATAATGTAGTGCTAGAGGCATTAGATAAAAAACCAAAAGCAGCTGTTTTACTAGAACTGTGTATATCACTATTAAGATACGCAGTTTTTAATTGATCTAACTCTATGTCAAACGAATATGTTCCAACTTCGTTTACCTCTGGACCAACACCAAACCTTGTGGAAAGTCCATCAGACGTTCTTACAGCAGCTATCGGAACTATAGAACCGCCAACGTGATTGGTAACTTCAAAGCTAACTCTATATGTAGCTAGATGTAGCGCATGACCACCAGCAAAAGAAATTTTACTAAACCAATAGTATTCAGTTTCATTCGCAGCTAGAAACAGTACATCGGTGTCTCCCGGTGAACTAGCAACAAAAGAACTTTTAAACACTGTCGCGTTTGAAATAGTGCCAAAATCTGTTACGGTGCTAGCATCATTAGTTAGCACGTTGTTACCAAGAGCTTGGTTAAAATAAGGATCTGTTATAACGTTAGGATATACCGGAGCGTGTTTAACAGTACCAAGTCTATAAAAGTTATCTACTTCTGGAAGTTTAAAAGAAGAAAATCTAGTACTACCATCTACTAATTTTCTACAGTCACCAACCATTTCAAATAGATTTATTTTTTCATTCAATATATCTATATGGTTAGAGTACTCTGTTTGATTACCCGGAACCCTGTTTATTTGATTTATATCGTAAAAGTATTGCTCAAACAAGTCCATTTGAGCTTGATTGGCAAATAAGTTAAACTCTTGAGGCGTTATATATCCTCTTTGCTCTTTGTTAGCGATTGCTAATACTCTTTGATATACTGTGTCTACACTTACTGCCATTTATATATTTTTTTATAGTTAGTAACCACCCCGAAGAGTGGCTACTCAACTATAGGGTGATTAATTTTTTAATCTTTTTTCAACTGTGTTGAAAACCTCCATACCTTCATCAGTTTTAAACCAAGCGGCTAAAGCTGAGTATGGGTGTTCATCAAATGGGACATTACAAAGTTTTCTACCGTTAGAAGCCCAACTAAAAGATCTTTGATCTCCTGATAGATTAATTATACCCATCTCTACAGATTTAATACCAATATTACGTAAATGTACATTTCCGTCTTTTACTAAATCTAAGAATAGTTTAGGTTTTTTCTTAGCATACAACAATAAATCTCTTCTAACCTCCTTAGAACTCATCTCTGTTACCTTAGAACCAACCTCTACACGCATAATAGCTTCAGCCATATCAATATCTATGCTTTTAGCTGTGTTTAAAGCTTTAATCTCTAGCTCTATTAAATCAATTTGTGATGTTGCTTTTTTAACCTCATCAACCTCGTAATATACTTTGTTTCTATGAGGGTGATACAATGATAGTAGCTTCTGTAGTACAACTTTGTTTTTAGGAACTGCTAAAATACCGTTTCTAAATACTATATGCTCTAATCTTTGGTCACCTGTCATCTCATCTACAAAAGGAGTTCTTTGATTAGAAGTGTTTTTGAGCTCTCTTTCGTAACCTTTTTCTTCGTCAAACCAATGTATATTTGCTGCTCTTATTGATTTACTCAAAGGAGTTTTGTTGTATTTTAATCTATAAATTCTATCTTTTATCTCCCAAGTGTTTGTTTTTTTTTCAACCGGTTTTACAGTCGGTTGCACTGTTTCTATTTTTTGCTCTGGCTTAGGCTTGTTAGAGCTATCACCAAAGACTATTCTTTCTTCTGCCATAATATAATATAATAATAAAAGTTAATAAAAAAAGATCGAGAGCCGAAGCTCTCGACCTTAAATAAATACTAGTTCATCAACATAAAGTTGTTAGCACCTTGTACAACTAAACATCTTTCAGATAAGTAGTGTACCTCCATTGCATCTAGATCAGATGTTGTTGCTCCAACAGAACCAGTCGTCCAAGTTTTGAAACGTCTGTCATCAGTTTGAGAAGCTCTAAATCTAGTGTGTAAGAATGGTCTCTTTAAGTTTTGACCTAAAGTTTGGTCATAAACCGAAGAAACACCAGCAGGAATAATAACTCCTCTGATAGCACCAACAGTGTTCTTTTCGTTGATAATACCTCTAGTAGCTAAATCATTTAAGTATTTCCAGTCAGACTTGTAGAAGTCATAAGAACCTCTTCTGAAACCAGAGAAACCTAAATTCAACGCCATATCTTCGTCGTTATCAAAAACTCCGTAAGAAGTACCACCAGCACCGTAAGAATTCATAGAAGCTAACATGTCATCAATAGCTAAAGCAGTTGATCTGTTAACAAACATCATGTTTTCTTCAATAGCACCGTTTTTATCAAACTCAGCTAAGATTAAGTCAAACTCAGCTAAATCAGTAGCAGCGTTAACACCAGTTACACCAGTAGTTTCGTTACCTCTAGCTTCAATAGCAGCGAATAAACCTTCAGTACCAGTAATAGCACCAGAAGTACCACCATGAGATAAAGCAGCTAAGTCAGATAGACCGTCACCAGTTGCTTTTTCAGACTCAATCATTGCCATTTCTAAATAATCAGTAAATCTAGCTCTAGTGTCACCTTCAGCTTTTAAGTACCATAAGTAACCTGATTGACCTTCTTCACCAGCAACTTCAACCCAACCAATTTGAGAAGCGTCAGATCCAGAGATCTCATACTTGTCTTTAATGATGATTGGCTTGTTGTTGTACTGCTTGAATCTTGGCTTGTTAGCTCCGTCTCTACCAGTAGCACCTTTAGAGTACTCAGATCCAAAAACTAAACATTTAACATCTGTAGCATTTGCGATACCAGCAGCTGTCATAGTTGCAGCTCCATAAGGCTGAATACTAACAGCACCAGTTGTTCCGTCAACAGCAGATGCATAAGCTTTAACAGTTTTATCAGCATCAGCTAATAATAACATATCTCCAGCTCTAATACCGTGATCACCAGTTGAGTAAACATCAGTAGTTGCAGCTGTTCCATCAGCATCTTTTTTAACCTCTAAAGTAATACCGTTAGTACCTTTTATTTCTACCTCGTAAGATAGGTGTAATCTTGATTGCTCAGACCAAATAACTTGATCAGCAGTCATAGACTCTTCAGCACCTACTTGTGCTAAAAATCCTGAGATAGTTCTTGTTCCGAACACCTCAGCTTCTTGCTCCATTAAATCTGGAACGTATTGTTGTGCCCAACCTGCCGTGTTACTATCTGTAAAGTCAATGTAAGCTGTAGCTAACGTTTGCTTCATAGCAGCTGGAGTTGGCACGTAATTACTTGTAATTGCCATTTTCTAAAATTTTTTAAATTAACTATTTCTTTCTACTTTTAATTTTGAATTTGTAGTCAGAAGAAGTGTTACCCAAAACTTTGTATCTAGTACCAGCAGCTTTAACCTCTCTGTGCTGTTGTCTTGAGTTCATATTAATGTTTTTAGATTTAGACATGCTGTCTTTAATAGCATCTGCTTTACCCTGTTCATAAAAATGCTGAGCAATAGCGTCTGCATTCATTGCTGTATAAAGACCTTTGTGATAACCAACAGCGTCTTCCATTAAACCATCTTCATTCAGAAACTTTCTGATATAGTTGTTAACGTCTGCTTGTGTATCTCTAACAGTGTCTACGTCTTTAACATTATACCTAAACCTTTTGTCTCCAATTTGATATTCAAAACCTTTGAAATCTTGGTTAAAAAGATTGTCAGTTTTGCTTAGGAAATGCTCAACTTCTTTTTCATTGTTGGCAGTCCATTGCTTCTCCTGTTCAACGTATTCGTTATAAAAATTTACAGCTTGCTCCACTTCTTCAGACATCTCTGCTTCTCGACCTGGTAGCTGTATATTATTATAATAATCGGACTTTAGCCCGTCCAAATAGGCTTTAGCCTCGGCAACTTGCTCTTTGTAGGCTATTTTTTTTCTTCTAATCTCTACGTCACTATCTTCATCTTCATTGATACCAAACTCTTGCTCAATTAAAAAGTTCATATCTTCTCTACTAAGATGGTTTTTAGTCATAGAGTAGTATTCTTCTAACGCTTGTCTGTCGTCCATGTTAGAGTAGTCTTTGTTTAGACTTACAAAATCTTCTAAACTACCACCAGTCTCTTCCATAAACTCAACAAGCTTAGCTATATGCTCAGGAACATTTCCGTAATCCTCTTCGTAATCATCATCTTCATACTCGTCGTCCTCATACTCTTGCTGCTCCTGTTCTTGCTCTTCTTGTTTATCTATACCCATTACCTCTTCAACAGTAGGTAATTTTTTCTCTTCTTTAGCTTCTTCTGTTTCATCTACAGGTGAACTAATGTCAACCTTATAAACTGAATCATCATCAGCACTATCGAATTTACTTAAATCAATATCGTTATTAACGTTTTGATCTTCATTGTTTGAAGTTATTTCTTCAACAATATTCTCTTTGTTTTCTTCTTGCATAATATAAAATATAAAAATTAGTTATTAAAATTGGTTTAAACCAAATCCACCTCCAATTATATCATTACCTGATGACTCAAAGTTTTTAGGTGGCTTACCTGTTTTTCTTTGTTCTATCATTTCTGATTGTTGAGTGGCTTGTATCTTTGTTCTTTCGTCTTTTCTATCTTCTTTCATCTTGTCTTTATCCTTGGCAACGCTATTGTTTACTTGAGCTAACTGCATGTTATAGTTAAACTCAAGCTCCATTAATTGCTTCTTAGCCTCTACCTCAGCCATCATTCTAGCTTTTTCAAACTCAGACTTAGCTTGCTCTAACTGTATCTTTTGTTGTGTTATAGCGCTTTGTTTTTGCATTTCAGATTGAGCAGCAACTTGAGCGGCTTGCGCGTTTGACTGTGACTGTGCTTGGATATTTCTCTCTTGATCTTCTTGATCTCTTTGTCTTTTCTTTGTTCTACGTATTTTTAAAAGTTGATTAGCTAGTTTTAAGTTTCTAACTTCTCTAATCTCAATAGCATCTTCAAGCTCTATGCTTTGTTGCGCTAAAGCTGTTTGTATATTAGATTCTAATATCTGTCTTTCTTCTTCGTCTGGCATTAACTCTATAAATATACCAAAATCTCTAGTGTGCAAACTATACATTTCCTCTAACGTTCCGACGTTATGAGCACCTATTGATTGTATAAAAGCATCTTTAGTTGGAGAGTACTCTACAACGTCAGAAACCCTTAGCATTATTTGCTCTGCAACTTCAGCTGTTAAAAACAAACTAGAGTCCAGTATATGTCTTGTGGCTACATTAGAGTTTGCAGCTGCTATTTTTTGTATACCAACCAAAGCGTCTTTATCTGGCATACTACCGTCTCTAGCCTCGTTTAAACCGGTTACATCCCTTATCATTTGTAGGTAGTAATTGTAATTACCTATTAAAGCTTGTATCTTGTTACCGCCAGATCCAGACGTTAATTCTTGAATAGGTATTTTGCCAGCGTTCATATCACCTTCAGAAGTATATGATCTACCTATAACACTACCCGTTTGGAAGAACATGTTTAAAGCTTCTTGAGGACTATAGCTAGTTCCATTACCTAGATCAACTTCCGCTAAACCGTCAGCATCTAAATAAACACCATCAGGAACCATACGTGATAAAACTTGTTGTAGTTTTAAATGTGTCAACTGTATCATATCAGCAAAAGTAGTAACCCTGCTAACTAAACTCTCTATTCTACCGTTGTACATACGTGGCGCAACAATAGAATAATTCATTTTAACTTTTGTGTGGTCGTTTTTAGGTCTAAGCATATTAGGTGCTAACTCCCATTTAAGCATTAAGTCTGTTCCTAATATTTTCACACCTTCATATAGACACTCTATTTTTCTAGACTCAACATCCATGTACTCCAACATTTCCGCAGGTGGATTAAACGTGTCGTCTTTCATTATAGCTTTTAAACCTCCAGTAGCAGTTTCTTTCATTTTAAAAACCTCGCTCATATACGTCTTATAGTTAAAATACAAAACTTGAACTGTGTTTTCGTCTTCGTCCTCTCTGTTAAACCTGTTGTTATAAGAAGACTGGTGTGATTTTTTATTTTCAAGTATTTTCTCTATTTCAGACTGTAGCATGTTAGGAAACTCTTTTACAAGCTCGTTTATAGGTAAAGTCTTCACCTCACCAACATAATAAACGTCTTCAAAGTAAGGAGACTCAGTATGTGAATAAACTATATTAGCTGGATCTACATATTGAACTCTTATACCGCTAGCAACGTCAAAAGTTGTTTTAACACAACCTATACCTAAAACAGTTAGGTCATAATATACTTGTTTTTGTATTAAATCGTATCTATTGTTTTCTAACGTTAAATTTATGGCTTGCTCTTCTGCCATTTCAACAGCTTGTTTATAGGTAAGCTGCATGTGAAGTCTTAACTCTTCATTTGTTTCTGGTAACTGAGGCTCATCACTTCTTCTTAAATCTATACCAAAAACAGTTGCCGCTCTTTGGTTAAACTGATTATTTGTCATATCTGAAACGATATTTTCCATATACTCAGTTCTTTCTTTCAAACTGTGCGGGTCTTGAGAAAAAGCCTTTATATCATAAGTTCTTTGAGCCATACCATTTACAACTATATCTACAAACTTAGGTATAATTGGCACCGGCTTCCAGTCTAGGTTTAAATAAGACAGATCACCATTGATGGATAATTCATCTTTATATTTTTGAACTGACTGTTCGCCTCTAGCGTACAGCCTTAGTTTATGAAAGTTGTTTAAGGTAGTAAGGTGTTTGTTTTTATTTCGATCATTATTAAACCACTCACTCTCTATAGCTTTAGCAACTTTCAAGCCATAGTCAATTGATTCTTTTTCAAAATCATTAACTGCTTGGCTAGGAAAATAACTTTTTAAACCCATATTTATTTTATTAGTTTAGATAAACTTCCGTTGTTAGAATATCTAGCAATTTTTAAATTCACTTTTGGTCTTTCGACCTTCGCGTTTGGCGTATATAAGTGTCTGTTACAAGCCATTATAGCTAAACCAGAACTTATAGCCGCGTCAAACTTTGTTCTTTTAGTTATGTCAAACTTAGCCCAATCATTTAAAGTTTCATTAAAATATATATTTCCGTATTGACCATCTCCAGTTATACCAACATGGTTTTGAATATACATCTCAATTGCCGCTGCGTGAGCTTGTTTAATATCTTCGCTTGAGTTTGGTATACCACCTATTTCTTTTTCAGCTGTAGATAGTTTATTCCAAACTTTATCTGGTCTATTCATACTATAACCTCTATAACCTCTTCTTCTCAAATAGTATAGTAATCTTGGTTTGTTGTTTTCTGCTAAAAGCGGCATGCCATAAAATACTAACGACATCAACACATCTTCAAAAAACATCTCAGCGGTTTGTGGTCTAGCTATATATTCTAAAAAAAATGTATTAGCAGGAGCATCTTCCATGCTAAACTTAGTTAAACCGTGTAAAGCTCCATTAGATCCTCGGCCGTCTACTGTTCCTGATATATCGTAACTATCACAACCAAAAGCTCCAACGTGTTCATTACCTGGGTAACGTACTCCATTTTTTATTACTACTCTATTTTGTAGGTTTGCTGGTGGAGCCCAACTTATTTTAAACCTACCTTTTGGGTCTGGATAAAAAATAACTCTTGAATCTTTTATTCCGTTTTCCCATTGAAAATTACCTTGAGTTATACCTAGTGTTCTAGACATTTCATCATTGTAATCTATTTGCTCGTATATTTTTACTAAATTAAATATACTATTTTTTGTTTCGTCTCTAAACGCGTGTTCTTCAGTTCTTGGAAACTGTCGATAAAATTCGTTTAAAGCGTCTTGATCGTCTTTTAACCCATCAACCTCGTTTTGCCAGTGGTCTACAACTCCTACATCTATTAATTCACCGTCTGGTCCATAACATCTTCCTCTTGGAGTGTTAAATACTGGCTGTCCAAACTGGTCAATAAAACCTTCATAGTTCCATTCCATTGGGATAAACAAAGAATATAAACCAGACTTTGTTTGACCATTTCTATTTCTTTCGTTAACATTGCTATCGGTGTATAATTTTTTAAAATTATCACCACCCTTATCTAAAGCGTTTGATGTTGATCCCATCATACACTTACCAACAATTCTAGCTCCTAACCTTAAACAGGTTTTTGTTACCCGCCAGTTGTTTAAAATATTATCAGGTCTTTCCCATTTACCACTTTCGTCGTGTACTAGTAGATTTAGCTTTTCACCATCATAACTATTATCACCTGTATTTTTCCAGTCTATCGTCGTGTCAAGACCTTCAATCTCTTCAAGCCCGTCTGTAGCAGCCATTTTCTTCCTTGTAAACTTACTTGCAGGAACTCTGTAGGCCAGTTCGGATTTTGGGCGATCCATACCATCTTGGATAGGCTTGAAGAAAAACGGATAATTAATAGAGATAGGTACAACCTTATCTGTAAACATTTTTTTAGCATCAGCACCGGTTTTTGATAATATTCCATATCTACTATCACTCGATATTGTAGCTAAGTTAACCGTTTCAGCACTACTCATAAAAGAAAAACCACTACGTCTGTTTTTTAAATAACACATACCGTAACATCTTTTATCAGCTTTACAAGCTTCCCAAAATATAAAAAACAATCTATTGGCTTCTCTATAGTTAGGAGCACCAACATCAATTTTGCTCCACTGTAGATACATATAATGAGTTCCAGTTATATAAGTAGGTATGTTGTTGTTGTTAAACCAAAAACCTTCTTCTCTACGCTTAAACTCCTCGTCTATGTAATCGTACCATTGTTCTTTTTGCTCCTCAGGATAATTTCTCCAGTCAAATATATTTTTTAACCTACTTAACTCCTTAGGATATTCTATTCTTTGCCACTTTTTTAGTTTGTTTTTATACAGTTGCACTGGCAGCATTGGCAAAGCAATCCGCAAACCTTGGATCTCAAGTATCTCCCCAATTGTGCCATTTTTTGATATAATGATAATATCATAGTCTTTATTGTACCCATATTTCCATTTTTTAGATTTGTTAAGTCGATTTATTACGTTCGTCCTAACAGGATTAATTATTTTATATAAACTTTGTTCGTAACTCATTTCGATCTGCCTTCCGCGAATCCTTTAAATACGCGTTCTTTTTTCTCTTCTTGTGTCTTTCCTTCCAAAATATTCTCTTCTTCTTGTATACGGTTGAGTATTTCAAATGCATCAAATATAGCTAGCTTTTTAGTAGCTGCGGCATTTTTCAGTCTATCAGCAGAAACGTCGTCTTCAGTGTTAGTAATAATTTTTTCTTTAGCAACGTTAATTAACTCCTCAACAGCTTTGTGCCCAGCTTGGATTATAAGTTTCTTCGTTTCCTTGATGTTCATATTTAATTGTAATTGCTTGTGATAAAACTCTATATAATTTTTGATTATCTATAATAAACTCGTACTCTGAACCAGGTCTAAAACCTACTAAATCACCAACCTCAACAGTGTTATCAGAATAAACAACAACACCTTGCAATGGTTTTTCTTTGTCCATATCAAACATATCTTTGTTTAATATAGGTTTTACAAAGCAATAACCTTTTGGACAAGACCAGTTCTTGTTACGTTTATATAAAAATATTTGATCTGAGTTTATTATGTAGGTGTTTTCGTCGAAATAATTCTTACTGTTTTTCTCTAAACCTTTTATATTATGCCATCTTCTAAAAACGTTGTGATGAACAACAACCTCATCACCTGGTTTTATACCTAGATCGTCACCTATTATAGGGCAAGAAACAATAGTCGCTAACCTGTTAACAAACTGATGATTAAATATTTCAGTATTTAATATAAGTTCTTTGTCACCTATTGATTTTTTATTGTTGTATCTTTTACCAATAGGTTTTATAACAAAGCTGTATACACTTCTCATTAATATTCTAAATTATATTCTACTGATATAGCCATGTTTTTATTAAAGTCCTTCCATGGTAACACATCTTTGTTTTTTCTTATATATATAGAATACTTTTCATCTTCTTCTATAATATCACAAATAGTGTGACCACCATATACTTCTTGACCAACAGAATAATGCATGGCATCTATTTTATAATCTTTACCTATAGTTATCTTACGAATCAGCTTGCTCATCTGTGTACTTTATAGATCCGTCAGTAACATCAATATCAAATGTACCGTACTCTTTTTCAAACTCTTTTTGAAGTTCTAAAAGTTGAGCTTGGTTTTCACCCATTTGATGCATCATGTTATGTTTTTTAGTTTCCATAACACCTATTTGATGTTGCACCATGTTAATATCGCTAACTACTTTTTGTAGTTTTGTTAATTGTTCTTTTGTGATTTTTTCAGCCTTTGGCTTTAAATCTACCATTACTTCTTTTGACATAATTTAATATAATAATTGTTAATATTAGTAACCGTAATAAACGATTACACCGTGTGTGTAGTTTGAACCTTGTAAAGATACTTCAGTCCATCTACCATAAATTGTTAAACCTTTTGGAAAACTAACAGTATTAGCAACAGCAACACTTGTAGTAGCGTTATAGCCACCAGCTTCTCCGTCACCGCCATTAGCAGCAACTTGAGATCCACTTCCAAAAAAAGCAGTTCCATCATCAACACTAGAGGTTCCAGCACCAACAAATGTAGTGTCAGCTACAAGTTTGTCAAACAGTACATCTTCAAGCATTGTTATAGCTATTATAACTTTTCCTTTTGGTGCAAATAAATCTGTAGCTACAGCCTTTAAATGACCACTACCCATTTGGCCAAAGCCATACGAGGTTTCTTGTGAGTTTATTCCCATGATATTTTATTTTACTCTTCTCCGAAATATACAAACGCAGAGCCATCAGCTAAAGTGCAAGCTGAAAACCTACCATATATCCATTGTCCAGCTGGAAATTCGTCTGAATTTACAATAGCTTGAGCGTTAGTCCCGTTGCCAGCGGCTGAAGCTGTCACACTTGTTCCAGGATAATAATTACCAACATCGTTTGTTGGTGTTAGCGCCGTGAAACTAGTGTTAGCAGCTACTACGTTAATTGCAACTATTACTTTTCCTGTTGGTGGTGTAAAAGCATCTGTAGTGTCTAAGTAAGCCCCACCAGCTTGACCTATATCTATTTGCGACATATTGTGTGCCATAATTTTATTTTTTTACTTTTTCTAGTGAACGTCCTCCAAAATAAGCACCGATCACAGTGATTAATACTAATTGTAAAAGATCTACCCAAGAAGCTTTAACTTCAAAAGATATAACTCCAGCGTCTATAAATATCAACAACACTGTTGACACACATAAGAATATTAAAACTAATGGTCTTATGTTTTTAGACAACCAAGAATCAGACTGCATATCAACCTTCCATCTTTCGGTTACTTGCTTTTGCATTTCAGCTTCGTAACCCATTATCATATCTTTTATTTTCTTTTCAGCTTCAAGCTTTTCTTCTTTAGAAGTGTGGAGATTGTCTATAACACTCCCCACACCTTTAACTAGTTCTGCAGCTCCGCCACCAAATATTTTATCTAACATAATTTATTTTTTAAACTAATCTATCTCTATTAGCTGTACGTCTACGCCTTGTAGGTCTTTTTATATTTTTACCTAAAACCTGAGTTCTGTTTCTACCTCTTTTTTTAACACTAGCATCTTGCTCCATGTTAGCAAAAGTGTTTTTACTCCAGTCTCTAGTAGATCTTTTAGCATACTCTGGAGCAGCTGGTTTTGGAGGTGGAGGTGGTTTTACAATTAAAGGTTTTTTAACTGGAGCTTTAGGTCTTTTACCTTTTAAAACGCTACTAACAGCTTTACCTAAACCACCTACTACTCCACCAGCAACTTTACCTACTCCTTTAGTTACTTTACCAGCAGTTTTTAAAACGCCTGATACTAAACCTTTTTTACCAAGAACACCTTTAGTTACTCCTTTAACCACTTTGCCAGCTCCTTTGAATATACCACTTATAGCGCCAAACAACCCTCTTTTTCTTCTTCTTTTCTTTTTACCAACGGTTGTTGATTTCATGTTCTTCATCTGCTTTGCTAAAGGAGACCCTGCAACCGAAGCTGTTACACTACCAACCTTACCAGCTGTTTTTAAAGCGCCACCAGCAACCTTGCTACCAGTCTTAGCAACAGTCCCAACAGCTTTACCAACGCCTTTTGCAATACCACCTATAGCTCTACTTATTGAACCGAATAAACCTCTTCTTCTTTTTCTTTTCTTTTTAGGAGCAGCTTTAGATAATTTTTTTGATTGAGATACTTTACTAGCAACATCTTTTTTAGCTACAGCGGTATTTATACCACCAACAACTGGCTTGTTAGCTGCTATGGCTCTTGAAGCTCTTGCTTTAGCTCTAGCTTGCTTTTTACGTCTTCTTCTTCCTCCCATATTTTATCCTCTTAAAAATTTATCACTTTGAAAGTTTTCTCCAGTTTTGTTAACGTTTCTTCCTTTTTCTCCTTTTCTTATTTTTCTTTTTCTAACGTTAGCTACTCTTAATCTAACAGCATTTCCAGCAGCATCAACAATTCTTTTAAAACTACCACCTTTTCTTGGGCCCGATCCGCTGCTTGGTCTTCTTTGATAGCCTGGAGCTTTTCCTAACGCTATATCTCCAGCGGTATAAGTCCTACCTGCTCCAGGTCTAGGCCTTCTCATTGGTCTTTTTGTCATCACGGCCATTGCTGCGCCTTTGATGCCTTTACCCATAACACCTTTGATACCCATTAATTTTTGATCTGGTCTAGCAGACCCAGGTCTTCTTCTACTTCTTCCTTTACTACCCGGCCCTCTTCTTTTGGAAGAAATAGCCTTCATAGCACCTTTAGGCATAGCGGCTTTTGAAGCGGCTATATTTCCTTTAACAGCTTGAGAGTCAGCGGCCTTTTGACCTCTCATAGCTCTTCTTCTTGATTTTCTTCCCATTATTTCTTTTTCTTTTTCATCATTTTCGCTTTAGCTTTAGCTTTAGCGTTTGTATTCATTTTTGCTTTCTTAGAAGGTCTTCCAACTTTAGACCCGTATGTTCCTTTTCCGTATGGCATGATTTATCTGTTTGTGTCTTTTATCATATCGTCTATTGATTTATTATAGACTTTATCTGTATAAGACTTGTTATTAAAAAAAACACTTCTTTCTGAAGTGGGCAAGTCCTCCTCGCCTAGTAGTATTCTATATATCCTACTTATCAGCTGTGAACATTTAAAAGAAGTTTTGTAAATAGAATACTTCATTGTAGTTCTATTTCTTTGTCTCCAAACTTCTATCCACTCTTCTCTTCTGAGACGCTCCCACCTTTCTTTGTCCCAAGAGTAAGTATAAGTACCATCTATAAACTCTTGTCTTGTGAAACGTTCTTTGCAATCTAAGTATATTAAAAGTTCTAAGTCAGCATCTTTCAACCCGTAAGTCTTACAGGCCCATTTTCTAACGAGCCTGTAATACTTAAGGATATTCATCTCACGCAAATCTTGCGCAGTTAGTCGCATCTATTATGTAGCGTAAAGTATCTCAGCGCAAGCAGTGATACCACCACCTACGTAAACACCGTTTTCGCTATCAGCAATAACTACCATAGGCTCTTTTGTAGAACCAGTAGCAAGAGCAGCGTCAATTACAGCTTTTACAGCTGCTTTTTCGTCAGCACCACAAGTTAACTGAACTCTATCAACATTATCACCAGTAACAACGTGGTTGATTCTTTGAGGTGTAAAGTACAGATAAAGATTTCCAGCTGCAGTATCAATACCTTTAAGAGCTGAAATTGGGTAAGCAGTTGCGTTATCAGCAGCAACAGCAAAGTACAAAAATTTTTCCATTTTTAAAATTTTTAATGATTAATAAATAATTTGTTTGTCGTTTTGAGTTTAAGGTTTATTGTTTGTGGTTTAGGCTTAATCAATTAATACCACGTCAACCGAACGGATAACTTGGTATAATTTATCTTTATATTGTACACCATGACCAGCGTGCTTGTCGTAATATACAACATCGTTATCTTTTATTCCCTCGACTAGATTACCAGCAGATAATACTTTTGCTTTTATATATCTATTATCTTTATCTAGGTCTTCAGTCATTATAAGTCCTGCAACCTTTTTAGGTTCAGTCTTTAGTTTTTCTACGATCATGTAATGGTTAACTGCTTTCATTTACTCTTACGTTTGAGATTACACAATCAGCTGATATAATAGTTGAAACTACACTTACAGCATTTTTAAGAGCAGACTTTGTAACTAACACTGGATCTATAATACCATGTTTGATCATATCTACAGATTCACCTGTTACAACGTCTATACCATTACCATCGTACAGGTCTATATTCACATCTAAACCTGCATTATCTAATATTGTTTTGAAAGGAGATTTTATTGCATTTAATAAGACGTCCTCACCAATACTATTAGACTTTATACTTTTGGCAGCATTAAGAAGGGCTATTCCTCCTCCAGGAACGATCCCTTCTTTTAGTGCAGCCTTCGTAGCATAGATAGCATCCTCCACTCTATCTTTCTTTTCCTTAAGCTCAACCTTTGAGTTAGCGCCTACTCTAACGATTCCTACGGATCCGGACAACGTAGCTAATCTATCTTCTAGCTTTCTTTTTAGAAAACCATTCTTTTCTTCAGCTATTTTTTTAACTAACTCAGCTATTCTATCTTCTATTTCTGGAGTTTCTTCAAGGGTCAACACAGTGTGTTTATCGTCGGTAGAAGCAAACTCAGCTTCGCCTAAGTGATCTACAGTTATTAAATCTAAATCATCTCCTAACTCTTCGTTGATCACTGTGGCTCCAGTAAGAATAGCAAGATCTTCAGTAGCATCTTTCTTTGTAGGACCAAAGCCTGGTAAATCAATAATGTTAACCTTAATGTTACCTTTAACTTTGTTCATCATTAATGCAGACTTAACCTGTTGTGATACAGGTGCCACGATTAACAAGGCTCTACCTTTCTTGATGACATGCTCAAGAATCTTTTGTATCTTACGAATATTTGGTATTTCGCTTGATACAATTAACACGAGAGGATTATCTAGCTCGCATTTATGCTTTTCTGTATTAGTAACGAAGTTTGTCGATGTTAGACCACACTCTAGTTGAACTCCATCTACTAACTCTACGTAAGTGTCCTCTGTTTCCGATGTTTCCATTAATACAACGCCGTCCTTACCTACTTTAGTATATGCCTCAGCTATAATAGATCCTAATTCTTTATCATTGTTAGCTGATATAGTAGCAACGCTACTTAACATATCTCCTTCTACACTTACTGATATATTTTCTAGGTATTCATTAACTTTGTCTGCAGCGGATTTTAAACCACTTTTAACTTCTCTTACAGATCTACAAGTTTTTATACCTTTTTCTGCTTCTTTTAATAGTGATTGAGCAAGGACGGTAGCTGTTGTAGTACCATCACCTGCTTCTTTCACTGTATTTTGTGCTGCTTCTTTGATAAGTGTTGCCCCTATGTTTTCAACCGGGTCAAACAAGACTACGCTTTGCGCAACGGTTACACCATCTTTTGTGATCACCGGTTTACCTCGTCCATCTTCATATATTACGCACTTACCAGAAGCGCCTAATGTGGACTTAACGGCTTGAGCTAGCTTATCAACACCAGCTATAACTTTATCTTTAGCGGTTTTGCCAAAATTTAAGTCTTTGACAATCTCGCTAGGTAGATTATATTCCATATTTTATTTAATTTAATTATATTGGTTATTATTTAAAGGTTTTTACAACCTTTGGTCCTTTTACAGACTCTAATTTCTTTGTAAAATGCTCAACACTACCGTCGATAGCTTTTTCAGCACCCTCTAAAGTTTCTCTACGTGTAACATCTGTCCACTCGTCTTTTTTATCAGGGTGTGAAACTTCTGTTTGGTAGTAACCATTTGCTAGTTGTGTGATTCTCCAGTTACTTTTAGTAGCTAGATGCTCCCACTGAGCCTTGGTTGTTTCATTGATTTGTGGATTATTGGTCCACGTACTAGTTTTGTAATACAAATACGTCATTTTTGGTTTTATTTATTGGTTAATAATTAGTTTACAATAGCATATTTACATGCTAGGTGTCAAGTTTACTATTTTTTCTTTTGTTTCTGCATGAAGGTTCTTCTTCTACCACAGCTAGTTACCTTATATGGGTTGTTTTTTTGAACATAACCTCTAGTTTTCTTTTTAAACATGTTATTTTGTCTATTACTAGCCATTATTTCTTCTTTTTAGTAACTTTTTTCTTCTTACGGTTAGGATTACCTTTACCACCGTCTTTTTTACTTGCCCAAACTGCTTTTCTTTGAGCTGCACTTTTATATCCCATTACTTTTTCTTTTTAATTTGTGATTTTTTTATAAGTTTTTCGATTTTAGCAGCCTGTTGTGCGTGCATTTTAGAGGCGTTTTTAAGTTGTTTTACAACTTCTTTCATTTGTTTTATATTGTCGTTACGTTTCATGATATTATTTTTCTCCACATTTTTTACTAGGATTACCAACTTGTCTCCAGTCCTCTCTTTTGAACCAGTCTCTAAGTGTAGCACCTTTTCTACGTGCGCCTCTAACAAAAGAAGAGCTAGATCTCTTATACTTACCACCTTTAGCAGCAGTTCTTTTAGCTCTAGTTACTTTTAACCTTTCAGATTTACTCATGCTACGTATTTTACGAGCAGGTAAGCAAACCTTTTTAGTTCCTCCTCCTTTTATTTTCTTTCTAGGCATTACTTTTTCTTTTTCTTACGACCAAATCTACTTGGACCACCAGCTCTAGTACATCTTACACCCCAACCAGAAGCATAAGCACTAGGCCAAACTTTAAATTTCTTCTTTGCTGCACTTTTACATGCTCCACTTATTTTAGTTCTCTTTATAGCCATGATATATTGTTTAACAGTTCCACCTTCTTCTAGCTGCTCGACCTCTTTCACCGGTCCAGCCCCTTGATCTAGCGCAAAATGATTTTCTTCTTTTGGCAGCTTTGCTACCTCTTTTTAGTTTGGAAGGCGGAGTAGTTACAGCGGTCTTTAATTTACTACCAGGGTTTTTACGTCTATACGCTTTAACACCCTTTTCAGTCATACCGCCTCCAGCTTTAGCACCAGTACCAGTAGGATTAGCTTTATTAAAATTCTTACCTCTACCAATAGTTCTACGCACGTCAGGTTTACGTTTACGTTTTCTTCCTATGCTAATGCTATTTCGTCTTCTCATTTTCTTTTACCTTCTTTTTTAGTGCCTTTACCAAAGTTGCCTCTATTTGCTTTTATAGAAACACGACGAACGCTACCGCCCTTACCATGATGTATGTCAGAGTTTGATTTTTGTCCGATGCGTTGATTCTGTGCTTTACGAGCCTTACGTTTGGCGGTCATTGCCGCTTTTTTATCTCTAGCTAATTTAGCAGCTCTCGCTGTCTTTGATAATTTTTGTCTCATAGTGATATAATTACACGTAGTTATAGATAAATAAAAAATGTGACATTAGCTTGTTACTAGTATTACTTTACTACCTAGTGTCATACTTTTTGGTATTACAAATATAGAAGTATAGTGTAACCCCTATCCTACTGATTATCAACGCGTTACGAAACTCGTTTTGTTTAGGCCCACGGGCCCCGTTTTTCATATTTTTCTGTAAAAGTTTTCACGTTTTCATATTTATACAGTATATTGTATACATTTTTGACAAACTAACTACGGAATTAGTTCGATAATATATATGTAACTAAAAACAAATAACAATGTCAAAATCAATTATTAAATCAATTAAACAAACTAACTACACTACAATAATAACTACTAAAAGTAATATAGTAAAAGTCTACACATTTAAAACAAAAAAACAAAATAACGAATATTATAAATCATTAACAAACTAAATACGAACTACTGTCGATAATATAAATGTAACTAAAATAAATATTAACTAAATTAAATTAAATTATTATGTCAAACAAAATTAACAACTTAACTACAAAAAGATTTGTAATCAGAAAAACTCTAATTGGTACTAATACAGTAATAACATTTACTAACAAAAAAGGTGATACATATTCTTACAATCACGACGAAGTATACAATACATTTTCAGATAAATTTGAGTCAATGAACTGTTTTCAAAAGTACAAAAGTTACACTAACTCAAATGTAATACCAAAATTCTGTCGACACTTACAAATCAAGTAAGATTCACTGATGAGACTTGAGTAGTCGAAACACCTTCTATGGTGTCTGAATCAAAATATATAACTATGAAAGTAATTTTTAACAACAAATTCAAAGTATGGACAGTAAATACTATACACACAAATCACATTTTATTCAGTCATAAGTCAAAAACTGAATGTTATGAGTGGATATTCTCAAAAATGAGTTATGTGTAAACTGAGAGAGTCAGTGGAATACCTCAACACTAATTCTATTAACTAAACAAACTACCTACTTTACTAAACTAAATTATTAACTACTAAAATATAAAATACTATGTGGAAAAATATAGATAAAACTAGAATGAAAAGAGAAGTATTAAAGAACATTTGGTTTAACTTAGACCACTCAAATACTCCTGAAGTAAAACAAATAATTGTTACTATGGATTCTTATCCTGACAGGTTAGGTTATGGTAAAGTAAAGATAGAAAGTGATACTTCAAACGGTTACTCTTCTTACACTTCACTAAGAGAAAATCCTTTCTTATACTTAAGTGAAAACAAAGAGTTTTTGTCAGGTGAATATGAGTTAATTGTAATAGAATAGTACAATACAATTACGGACGAGTATCGATAATATATACGTAAATAAAATAATAATAAACTTAAAAAATTAAACTAACTATGTCTAATACTATTAAAACTAATTCAATTCAAATTATTAAATTAAACAATAAAACTTATTTACCTTATCAATTACACCAACTACCAAAGTTCTTTGATAAGTACTCAACAGACTTCTTTTCTCTAAAAGGTTACTGTTATATAAACTTAAATGACCACCCAGATAACTTTAATTTAACTAATTTTAAAACAAGATTAACTTTTAATAAAGATATTCACTACACAGAAAAAAGATAACAAATAAAATACGAACGAGTGAGGATAATATAATTGAATATAAACTTAATAAAATAAATAAATTATGTCAAAGAAAATAATAAATAAAGTCGTAGATGAAACAGTAGATACTATAATAGATAATATAGATGAAGTACTAGTAGATTATATGTTTGACTATGGTAACTATGAAGAGTCAGATGACAAGTTCTTTAATGACAAAGAAGAAATGTTTACTAAAGTAGTAGAAGAATTATATAATAGAATAAAAAATAAATAATATGTCAAGAATAAAAAACTATATTAAAAGAGAGTATTTATCAATAATTTGTTTACTATATGTTATGTTTATAGTATCAGTAATGGTAAAAATACTAGTAAATTAAGTAAAATATGAAGTTTACACATACAACAATTAACTCTTATGGTACAACAACAAGAGAATACACTGTCAACAAAGATAATAAAGTGACAGAAAAAATAAAATTCACCCATGACGAAGTAGAGTTCGACAAGTGGTTTGAACAAGTGGAAAAAGAATATAAAGAACAACAAGAAAATAAATACTACTAATATGAAAATAACACTATCAAAATGGAAAGGTAATACAGTATACTCGTTATACGTAGAAAAGTTCGGTGAAGACCATCACTTGGGTTTCATAAATTCAAAAGAAATTGACAAATTGTTACCAAATGATATAGAAGATAAGTATGATGCTATACACAAACCGACTCCAGAACAAGAAAGTCTTAATATGGCGATCGGAGCGATGATAAAACAAGATAGAACCTACTTCACAGACGATAGAGGTAATCATAGAGACGGTTTAGACTAATGGGTGCGTGGATAGTACTAGTACTAATAACTATAATGATAGGTAGTTATCTACTAGATGAGTAATACAAACAAAATACGATAAGTAGTCGATAATATATATGACAAAAGACTGTTAAATATGAAATGTATAAAATGTAAAAGTATAATACCTGACGGACGAGTTAGACTTGGTTACAAAACATGTGTCAACTGTTCTACTACAGAAAGATATGGCTGTGTACCCATCACTTATCATAAAACTGGTAACTCTATCCAGATTATGTCGGCTAGTCAAGCTGCTGAGATAGCTAAGTCAACTCGCCGTAAAGGTTATGGAACAATGTTAAGATAAAATAAAGTAATATGAAATACGAAATAACATACGAAGATTGGATAGGTATGGGTTGTATTGAAGAAATATCTGCTACTGATGAAAAAGAAGCTGTTATGAAGCTACAACTAAAACTTATAGACGAAGGTGATTTAATGACTAAACTAATAGAAACCAAAGAATTATGAAAACAGTATACAAAGGCGACCCAAGATACGAGGCTATCAAGGAAAAAATGGATATGCTAGGTATAAAAGACACTAGCTCTCCAAGACAAGTAAAAAATGGTACAATTGAGTGGGAATTACCAATTAAAAACAACTGGCCAAACCATAACCCAGAGTATATCAGAGTAGCATCTTTTGCTAGTGGTTATGTAAGAAACCAAAACAGTGGTTACAGTAACTACCAATTAAATAAAAGATGTATGAATGAACCGGAATACTACAAAAGCTACAAGTGGGTTGATGGTAAACAGGTACACGATGGTAAGTATTACAAGTTTCAGACAAGAGGTTGTAAACTAATACCAATAGAAATAGATAGATTAGAGTACATGTTAAAATACTGCATCAAAAACTACTTCATAAAACATGCTAATCAAGTAGCAAATGGTGATTTTTATCCAAAATGGATGTATGAGGACAAATGTAATGAGTGTGATAGTAATTCACAACCAGAAGTAAAAGTAATAGTAAATGGACGTAGATATAACGTAATATGAAAAAGAAAATATTTTGGACCGATGAGGCTCATTTACACTTCCACAGAAATGGTAAACAATTAAGAGGTGGTTTGTGGTTTAGAGCATTTGACTTGGTTAAGTTTATGAAAAAAGTAGAAGAAGAAGCGGGTGAAGTAGTAGGATTATGCTTCGAAGGTAATAATGTAGATGTAATAATAAAAGAAAATGAAACTGACAAACAAACAGAAGAGCAAAATCAGGCGTGAAGTTGATATTGAGTTAGGTAATTTACCTTTTAAGCAAAAAATACATAAAAATAAAAAGAAATACAATAGAAAAAACAAACACAAAGACAAATGGGATTAGCAATTGGAGCAATAATTTTAGTTTATTTAATTATTAAAGCTGCTTCGGCGGTAGAACAAGATAAGAGACATAAAGAATTTATTAAAAACTTAGAAAAATATGACAAAAAAGAGGAAACTAAACAGTAAAAACCCAAAGTACATGGACAAAAGCCGGTTAACTGAAAGAGAAGTACTTAAAAAAGTATTGTTCAAAGAGGTTAAAGGTGCTAAAATTTATGGGGTTTGGTATAAATAGCAAAATTGCTATACACAAATATACGAGCGTGGCGCGTGAGATGTGTAGTCGAAAAGTGAGTACCTCGCCTAGAACAGGTGTATGATACTGTCAAAGTATCACGAGCAAATAACTATCGACATCTTACACAGTGAATTGGCCCGATGAGTGATGGTAACGAAACTGTGTGTACTCACTTGGCCACCTCGTTTTTATGGCCGAATAGCTCAACTGGATAGAGCAACAGCCTTCTAAGCTGTAGGTTGCAGGTTCGAGTCCTGCTTCGGTCACAAACCAATTACGATTGGTGAACGATAATATATATGTAACAAATAAAATTAAATGATATGCAAGAACTTGAAAACAAAAAAGCTGCGTTAGAGCTTTTACAAAATGAAACTAACGAAAAGTTGCAAGATTATAGGCAACAAATATCTATTTTACAAAAACAAATAGATGATTACAACAAACCAGAGTTAACACCAATGTATATGGACAAGGTATACGAGGCAATTGAAACTGCTGTTGATGGTTTTGACTTTGACGATACTGATAATTACGACATTGAGTACGGTATTGATTATGATGGTAGAGTACATTGTGAGAGCTTTGGTTTTTGCAACGCGAGTGATTTAGTACAAGAAGTCGCAGATGAAGTAATGAAACTATTTAGAGAGGCTGAATGCCCTGAAGAATTAGATACAACAGAACCTGATAACCATAAACCAGTAGAATAATATGAAGACATTATATGACAAACTCAAACCAGAGTATAAAAACAAATTAGAAAGCAATAAGTTCGAGTACGAATCTTCTATTAAAGCTATAGAAGACACGCTTAAAACAAACCATAGTTGGTATAGTCTGAGTATGCATGATATATCTAACATCCTTGTATTCACTGATGTTACATTATACTCTATAACTAGTTCAGACCTTATGTTTGGTGAAATGTTTTTTAACGAAGATTAAATTAAATAGATATGATAGTATTAACAGTATTAGACTTTGAAGACGGATTAGTGTATCAGTATCATATAGATATTACGCTTAATTCAAAATCAGACAGACTCAATAGACTAGGAGAGCTAGACTTTGAAAAAATTATTATTGACCAAGGTCATAGACTAGATGATTGCGAGTGGATGTCACATAGTGACGACACTATTAACAAGATTAAAATTGAATTATGAAAAATACTAATGAAATAGAAAAGCAATTGCAGCGCAAAGCTGATAATTATTTAGAACAAAAAGCAAAAGAAATTCAAAACATACTGAAAGAAGTTAAAGAATTTGCAGGTGTAAGAGCTAGTTTTTATGACTATATTGCAGACTATACCGAATTTAAACATACTGACGCACCAAAAGCAGATGATTCTTGCAGGTTTACAGACTTCGGTAACATGAAAGATAAGTTTCACAAAGAGTTAAAGCTTAACTTTAAGAATGCTTTAGTGGCTAAATATACAAAAGAATTAATTACTAAACTAGAAATATTTGAATAAAATGAAAGAAAATAAATTACCAAAATGGTTCAACGGTGAAGTGTATGCCGAAGGAGCCGAAGTAACAAACAGATTTGGTGGTGACAGTTGCTACCTAAATGCAGAAGAGCTTAGTATGTATGACTTTGTCATAGGCGCTAGTAATATGTATGAAATGGGTATGCACCACGATAAATTAGTAACCGATCTTAGAAAAGGTCTTGACTGGTTTAGAAAAAATAACGCGGAAGCATATATGAAATTATTAGATTAACATGGATATAACAGGAGAACAAATAGAAAATTATATTATCAACGAGCTTGATAGTAAACCAAGACACAATTGCATGGCTTTAGCTGAGGCTATTAACCATATAGCAGACGAAGTCGAATATGACTCGTTTGCTTTAATGCAGTTGTTGTTAGAAAATAAACCAATAGATGCTTTGCATACACATAGCTATGGCTTTCACACGGCTAACGGTAGGTCGTTAATTGAAGGTATGCAAAACGCTTATTATACCGAAGTACAATTTTATGTCGACTAGAGCACAAATTAGATTTGCAACAAGAGAAGAAGGTGTATCGTTTAGCGAACAACCAAATGCTATACATGCACAGTTTTACAAACACAGCGATGGTTATCCAGAAGGATTAGGTGTAGATATAGCCAAGTCATTACTAGATTCAACCAAAATATATAATTGGGAAATAGAACACTTAGATACAAAACATAGCGATCTTGAGTACATATATTATATATGGCAAGCACCACAGAAAACTACATGGATAAGTATATTTGAAGTAAGGCCATTTGTAGACCAAGTTGGCGAGTGTATATTTGTAGGTGAACCACAAAAACTAATTGATAAATACAAACAAAATACGGACTATGACGGATAATATAAATATGACAGATGAAACAATAGATAAATTAGTTAACAAGCTAGTTGACAGATTAGCTGGCGCTATGATAAAAAGAATATATGGCGTCGAACAACAAGAGGCTAGAGACTCAATGTCTTATTATGCTGATAATATTGACGACCATCACGTTGGTGAGTTAGCTAGGCTAATGACACTAATGAATATATACGAAGAAAGAGAAGAGTATGAAAAGTGTGCAGCTGTAAACAAACACTTAAAAAGAATAAATAAAATAGTAGACAAATTATGAGAAAAAAACCAATGCTGGCATATCCAGTCAGCGACAAACCAATAGACTACAACAATACCGTATTCATGCAACCAAAGCTTGATGGCGTACGTTGTCTTATACAAGCAGAAAAGCTACCATTTGATATGGGTTATGATGTTGTAGCTTACTCACGTACAGGTAAAGAGTGGAAAAATATTGACCACATACTAGAAAATCTAGTACCATTTTTTACAAAACACCCAAATGTTATACTCGACGGCGAATTGTATAATCACGATTTTAGAGATGATTTTGAATCTATCATATCTATGGTCAGAAAAACAAAACCAACAGCAGAGGACAGGCTTAAATCAGCTGAGAATGTACAATTTCATTGTTATGATATTGTAGACGAAACAACGCCATTTGTAGACCGCATCAAGTTTATATATGATAACTTGAGAGACTCTTATTGTGTTAGAACTGTCGAGTCAGAATCTGTTCTCAATGATGTAGATGCTAAATCATTTCATAAATATTGTCTAAAACAAGGTTACGAAGGCTCTATACTACGTACCAACGAAGTTTACAAATGTGGTAGATCATGGTCATTGCGTAAATTCAAAGACTTTCATGACGCTGAAGCTAAACTAGTTAGCTGGGTCGAAGGTAAAGGCAAACGTAAAGGTACAATCGGCAAGTTTATAGCGGTTGATGCTGATGGCAACGAGTTCGGTATGCCAGTTATGGACAATTTCAAAAAGTTACAAACAATGTTCAAAGAAATGCAGTCATGGGTTGGTAAAGAAGCTACGTTCACATATTTTGAGCGTACAAAAGCTGGCTCGTACAGACACCCTTTGTTTAAAGCAATTAGAGATTACGAATAATGAATATATTTTACTTACACCAAAACCCAGAAAAAGCCGCTAGATACCAATATAATAAGCATGTAGTCAAGATGATACTTGAGTCTGCTCAAATGTTGTGTACTGCACACCACTGTATTATGGGTGACGATGCTGATGTACCATACAAACCAGCGCATAAAAACCACCCATCAACTAAATGGGCTAGACAATCAGGTGAGAATTACACCTGGTTATACAGACACATGATAGAGCTTGGTAAAGAATATGAAAAACGTTATGGTAAAAAACATTTATCTATAATTAAGTGTGAAGACCCGTTGTCTATATTACCAGGAGGTATATTAGAAACAGGATTAACTGAAATGCCGCAGTGTATGCCTGATGAATACAAAGATAAGTGTAGTGTACAAGCCTACTGGAATTATTACATAGGCGAAAAACACACAGTAGCAAACCCTAAAACCGAAAAAATATATGAACAAAGACCTTATTGAAAGAATTAGAGTATTTAATAATATTAAATACGGTACTAATGATAATGAAACAAGAATTATAATAGCAAAATTAAAACCTCAAACCAAGGGGACTGTGACAACAGCCCCTAAATAGAATATAATAACAGGCTTATGTCATACGAAAGAAATTTGAAATACCTAAATGACAGGAGATTAGTTTATAGACAACATCCTAAATCAGATAAACCAACTATTGATACTAAAGATTTTATGTATTACGAGCATGGTACTTATCAATGTTACGAATTATTTAGGTCATCTGCTAAAATAACAACTTATAAATCTCTAAAATGGCATTTACTTGTATTATGGTACTTAAACCCTAATCTTACGCCAGATGATTTTACTGCTTTAGCGGAATACATAGTACATAAGCCAAACGGGTTTGTTAGTTTTAACATATCAGAACGTTTATTAGAAAAAGTAATATATGAGGTTAGCATGTCTGACCTTGATAGACCACCTAAAAATAAATTACGTAAAGTAATATTCAAACCATTTACAGGTCTAACCAAACAAGAAAAATTATCTATCGTTGGTCAATTGGTAGGTCAAGGCCCAAGAGTCTGTTCTGACGACATTTATCAATGTATGATAGATATGCATGACATGGGCAAAAAGATTACGATAGGACGCATCGCAGGACTGTTAGACTGTTCATCACGTACAATACACAGAAACATGTGTAATGAACTTAAAAAAGAAAAAGAATTACTAAATCAATCACTATGAAAAAATATGATCAAGATAACTATTCCAAGTATAAGAACGATGTTAACGCAGCGATCAAGAACTTAGATAAACCTTGGGAGTTATTAACAAGAGATAACCTGATAATAAAGTTTATGCCTCTTGTAGAAAACTTAGCTAGAAAATTTTCAACATCACATCAAGCTACAGGTGTTATGTCAATAAACGACTTGATACAGTTTGGCCACTTAGGTTTAATAAAAGCTGTAGATAAAATATTATGGGCTACAATAAAAGAAGCTAAAGACCCTGAAAAAAGATTAAAATCTTTTCTAGCAAAAAGAATTAAAGGTGCAATACGTAGAGGTATTGATAATACAAGAGGTACAATGCGTATACCAGAGCACAAACTAAATGAAATGAGAAAATCAGATGACGATAAAAAATCTTTATTATATAACTCTGTGTTTACATCTGTAGAAGACTTAATAAAAGATAATGAAGATATAGTATATGAAATACCAGATATTAACAATGATACTAATTATGATGCTTTGTGTAAGTTCTTAGTTGATAAGTTAGATTCAACGCTTACAGCTAAAGAAGCTAGCATAATAAAACTTAGTTACGGGTTAAATTGTGAGAAACATTCTGCTAAAGAAATAGCAACAATATTAAACATAAAGGGTGATAGCGCTTATGTAAGAATATCACAGCTAAAAAGACAAGCTATTGACAAGTTAAGAAATACATTAGACCACTCGCAAGTGCTTGATTATCTGTAAGTTACTAAGTTAAATAATAAAATTCTCGTGTGATAATATATATACACCAAATACCAATATTATGAAAGAATTAAACCAAAAACTAGCTACAATTCAGACTGAATTAAAAGCTAAAAAATCGAGTTACAACTCGTTCGGTAAGTATCATTTCAGGAAAGCCGAAGACATCTTAGAGGCAACAAAGCCTTTTTTATTAAAACACAAAGTGTCTGTTACTATAAACGAAGAAATAATAGCTACAGACCCAGTTCCTACACTTAAATCAACAGCAACAATTACAGATGGTCAAGATGCTATACACGCGACCGCTATTGTCGGCGTAGACCTAAATCAAAAAGGTATGCAAACAGCACAACAATTTGGCGCAGCGTCTTCTTATGGAAAGAAATATGCATTAGGTAATCTATTTTTAATTGATGACACTCAAGACGCCGATGCTAACAATGATCACGGTAAATCTAAAGCTGTTACTAAAATTAAACAAGCTGCTAAACCAGCTATAACCAAAGAACAAATAGCTAAAGCTAAGGAGTATATGGCTGCAGGAGGTAATATTGAGGCTATTGAAACTAAATACAAATTGACAAATGAACAAAAAGCAGATATTACAAAGGCTAAAAAATGACGAAGACTATTACGGTGATTTTGGTAATCAGTTTTTATCTAATTCACACGTTGGTAAACTACTGAAAGATCCGTTAAACGTCTTCAAGCCTAGCAAACCATCACCAGCATTTTTAGTTGGTGGGTACTTTCACACTTGTATACTAGAACCAGATAAAATAGACAAGTATAGAGTAATAAAGTCTAGCACTAGAAATACAAAAGAGTATAAAGATGTTAGTGGTGGCGAGCTATGTCTACTACAAAAAGAGGTAGACGAAATCGAGTTGATGAGAGATAAACTAATGGCTAATGATATATGTAGAGATTTAGTACAAGGAAACACGGAGTATGAAGTTCCAGGTGTTACAGATTTATTTAACAATAAATGGAAAGGTAAAGCAGATATTATTAACCACGATGAAAAACTAGTAGTCGATTTAAAAACAACAGCAGACATTGACAAGTTTCAATGGTCAGCGTCTAAATTTAACTATGATTCACAGGCTTATATTTATAGTAAGTTATTTGGATATGAGATGTTATTTATAGTTATAGACAAGACGACACACCAAATAGGTATGTTTGATTGTTCACCAGAGTTTTATAAACGAGGTGAAGACAAGGTGAGTAAAGCAAGTGACGCTTATGACTTGTTTTACAAGACCAAGGACTTTGATCCTAAACAGTATTTCATAAGCAAAACCCTTTAAACCAATTATTATGGCAAGAACAAAAACAAAAGTATGTGACGTTACAGGATTAAAAACTTCTGAAAAGAATTTTTACAAAAATCAAAGTCATGTTAAAGCTGTAGACAATATTAGAAGATCAACGTCTGCGACTAAAGAACAATTACAAAGAATGTTTAACCAATTAATGAATTACTAATTATGGCAAGTATTATTAAAACTAGTATTAATCTTAACAACATACCTAAAGATAAAATCTTTGAGGGTAAAAAAGGTAAATACTTACCGATTACAATTACACTGAACAATGAGCCAGATCAGTTTGGCAACCAAGGTCCAGTTGTAGTTGAACAGACAAAAGACGAAAGAGATGCTAAGATGGAAAAAACGTATCTCGGTAACGTCAAAGTAGTTTGGACTGACGGAAACAATGTTGACACAGCTCCAAGAGATAATAACCATACAGCTGCAGCGCCTGCTCCTGCTACAGCTGAAGATTTACCGTTTTAATAGATGATTCAAGAGATCAATGGATTTTTGATTGATAAGTACAATCAATACGACCTAAAAGATGGTGCAACGCAAGGGATTTGTCCCTTGTGTTCCCACAATAGGAAACCTAAAAATCAGAAGCTGCAATGCGCTTCTTATGATTGGGAACGTGGTCTCGGTACATGTCACAATTGTGATACTAGTTTTCAACTTCATACCTATCAACGCAAGGGTGCAAGCGAGAAGGTTTACACTAGACCTACTGAGCCCACTGACTTAAACGAGGTAGGTACGAAAGTTGAAGAATGGTTTAAATCACGTGGTATATCATCAGCTTCCCTTCGTGACTTAAAAGTTACCACAGGTGAAGAATATATGCCACAGACAGGTAAACTTGAGAATACAATTCAATTTAACTATTACATGGGTGATCAACTCATAAACGTTAAATACCGAGATGGACGTAAGAACTTTAAGCTTTATAAAGGAGCTGAAAAAGTATTCTACAACATCAACAGTATTGTAGGTTATGATACTTGTGTAATAGTTGAAGGCGAAATGGATGTGTTAGCGTTACACGAGGCTGGTATACCAAATGTTATATCAGTTCCAAATGGCGCTACGCTAAACCGTAACAATCTAGATTACTTAGATAATTGTATTGACTACTTTGATGATAAAACTAAAATAATAATCGCTGTTGATGCAGACGAGCCTGGCCAAATGCTACAACGTGAGCTTGTTAGACGTCTTGGAGCAGAAGTATGTTACATTATAGATTTTAATGGTAACAAAGACGCTAACGACTACTTGCTTGAGCATGGTACAGAAGCGCTACGTAATGCTATACACACTGCAAGACCAGTACCGTTAGAAAACGTATCAACACTAAAAGATATAGAAGATGAACTTAAAGACTTTGTTAAAAATGGATTTAAACCAGGATTTCAAATCGGACTTAAAAACTTTGATTCTATTTTCAGTACTTACACCGGTCAGTTTATTACTGTTACCGGCGTACCTAGCTCTGGGAAGTCTGACTTCGTTGACCAGATGGTTGTGGGATATAACCAACTCTATGGTTGGAAGACTGCGTATGCTAGTCCTGAAAACCAACCAGTCTATTTGCACGCGCACAAGCTCATGAGAAAGCATTGGCAAGATATGCCAAGTGTGGGTGATATAGGCGGCAATAAATGGGAGCAGGTATCAAACCATGTTAATGATAATTATTTCTTCATTGATATGGATAAGTACAACTTAGAAGCTGTATTACGCAAAGGCGCTGAGCTTGTTAAACGTAAGGGTATTAAATGTTTAGTTCTAGACCCATTTAATAAGATCAGAGACACAAACGCGGTGTCAGATGATGTAAACCGTTATACAATGGATTATCTGGCTAAAATCGAAGCTTTTTGTAAAAAGTACGATGTGTTAACCTTTATAGTTGCTCACCCAACCAAAATGTACAAAGGTCAAGATGGCAAGATGGAAGAGCCAACAATGTACAATATCAAAGGTGGTGGTGAGTGGTACGACGCTAGTTATCATGGTTTGTTAGTGCACAGAGATTATGAAGCTAAAACAACTAAGGTTAAAGTACTTAAAGTTAAGTTTCAAAATCTTGGTGAAAATGGTGCTGAATCCTTTTTTACATGGGAACCGAGATCTGGTAGCTTTGTTCCACACGAAGACGTTGTTACTGAAACAGAGCCAATGCCCTGGGAATAATGTGGAAGTTTAAAAAGAATACTGGTAGAAATCCTGGTGCACATTCATATACTAAAGAAGACATAAAGCACGTTGGTTGGTGTATGAATAAAAACATATCAGTAGCTGTTTGCCCGTATTGGGAAGGTTCAAGCGATGAATGGAAGATAGAAATTAAAATTAACAAAAAAGTACATTTGGACCCAGCTGTTTACAAAGCTGATGAAGCTTATAAAAAAATGTATGAATATTATAAATACTACTATGACAAATACAATAAAACATCTAAGTAAAACAACTATTAAACTAACTCGTTTAGGTGAATCTGTTATACTAACAGAAATAAAACATCCTAAAAAAGAAAAAGTTTACTATAAAATAAACAACAAATTTTATGCTTAATACAATAAACAATAAAGTTTTTAGAAATGCAAACGAAGCTTACGAGTACTTACACGACCGCATCATACAAGACGGCGTAGACTTTGCAGGTACTAAAGCCTTGTTTAATGTAGGTTTTTATATTACAAACTCACAAGACAACAAGATAATAAACAGAGAGCGTAATTGGAAAGAAGATTATGCTGAAGCTGAATGGCAATGGTATTTATCTGGTGATCGCAATATAGCTAAGCTTGGCGAGTTGTATGGTAAAGTTCCAGCTATATGGAAGCGTATGGCTGATGCTGATGGCAATGTAAACTCTAACTATGGTTGGCAATGGGAAAGAACTAGTCAACTAGATATTATTGTGCAAATGCTAAAAGATAATCCTGAAACTAGACAAGCTGCAATATCTATTTACGACGCTAAAGAGATAAGCGATTATACTAACGACACACCTTGTACTTACGCTGTACAATTTACAATAGTACATGGTAGACTTGATATGTGTGTGACTATGCGTAGCAACGATTTATGGTATGGTTTTTGTAATGATCAATATTGTTTTTCTAAACTACAAGGATTAATTGCTTTTAAACTAGATATTGAACCAGGTGTATATTATCATTTTGCACATAATATGCATCTATATAATGACAAAATATGACGTATTGTATATACCATATACCGGGTGTAAAAATAGGTGTAACAAACAATGTAAGATACAGGGTTGAAGAGCAACAAGGTTATAAAGAAGGAGAATATGAAATAGTTGAAATGTCAGACGACATAAACTACATCTCTGAAAAAGAACACGAGCTTCAACGTAAGTACGGTTATAGAGTAGACCGAAAACTATACTCTGAATTATTTAATAACAATTTTATAAAATTAGGAAACATGAATATTAACGTAACAGAAATGACAACAACGTTTCCATGTCCTGTTAACAAATTAAAAGGACGACTAATGGATAACAAAGGTATGAGATGGAATATAGCTGATAGTTCAGTTGTGATAACAGACAACACTATAGACTGGATCATGGACAATGTCAAATCATCTCAATACACAAATGATAGGTGTTATATATATAACAAAGCTTTTGTTAGATGGTTTGATAATAACGATGCATACGGTGGTAAAACTAGAACAGGTGCTCTAGCACCAACAGGTGTAAGATGTGCGCAGCCTGATTGTAGTAACGAAACCTTATTTGACTGTATAAGATCTTGGGCTAATGAAAGAGGTTTATATGACAAGGGTGATGTTAAAACACAGTATATAAAATTAATGGAGGAAACAGGCGAAATAGGTAGAGCTATACTAAAACAAGACACTGAAGAAGTTATTGATGGTATTGGCGATGCTGTAGTTGTGCTAACTAATTTAGCTGAACTAGTTGGTGTACCTATTGAAGACTGTATGCAGCAAGCTTATAATGTAATAAGCAAGAGAACAGGTAAAATGGTTAACGGAACATTTAAAAAAGATTAATATGAGCGATAGAGAAATTATGGACGGCAAAAACGGTATCGTAGCTAGAAAGTCTTACGGCTTTCGCGACCCAGTTGTTAAAAACGTAGTTGACAAATTTATTAAAAGATCTGATGTAGGTTATGAAAAATATAACAATACATTAGATGATGAACGTAGATTTAAAATGAAAGACCTTCAAGGTTATTTAAACGATATACAAGAAGAATTAATGGATGCTATATTGTATATTCAAACTGCTAGAGAAGAGCTTCGTGATTTATCTGAAGAAGCTTTAATCGATAAGTTTAATACCGATGAAGAAGAAATATAAAAAGAAAAAAGGACCTGTCAGAGCTAAAAAAGTTAGCTTTGACGGGATAACCTTTGCTTCTGGTCTAGAGAGATATATGTACCAAGCATTAAAAAAAGCTAAAATACACGCTGATTATGAAGGGTGTACGTTTACTTTACAAGAAGACTTTATGTTTAATATTGAGAGTTACGAAAGACAAAGCAATGGTAAAGGCGAAATGGTTAATAGAGGCAATAAAAAAATATTGCCAATTAAGTACACGCCAGACTTTGTTGGAAGTGACTTTGTTATTGAGTGTAAAGGTAGAGCTAACGAAAGCTTCCCAATGCGATGGAAACTATTTAAAAATTATGTAAACCACAAAATGACTCATGTGACTTTATATAAACCTCAAAACCAAAAGGAGTGCGATAAAGTAATAGAGTTAATAACAAAAAAAAGAAAAACAAATGAATGATAAATGGCAATTAAGCTTTGGGACTTTTCCAGGTATATTATTTGGAGCTAGGTCTTATGTAGAAAAAACAAGAACGAACCATGTGTTGTATATTGGGTTTATAGATGTGTGTTTAACAACTTATAATAATTAATATGAGCGATATATTATCAGACATCACTGTTCACATGAAATATGCAAAGTATATTCCTGAGCTAAACAGAAGAGAAACTTGGGAAGAGCTAGTGGACAGAAATAAAGCAATGCATATTAAAAAATACCCAAGTTTAGAAAACGACATTAACACCTATTATAAATACGTATATGATAAAAAAGTTTTACCAAGTATGCGCTCGCTTCAGTTTGGTGGTAAGCCAATTGAAATTAGCCCGAATAGATTATACAATTGCGCTTACTTACCTATTGATCACATTGATAGCTTCAGCGAAGTTATGTTTCTTTTATTATCTGGTTGTGGCGTAGGTTATTCTGTGCAACTACACAGTATTAAAAAACTACCAGAAATAATTAAACCTCATTTAAAAAGATCAAGAAGGTTTGTTATTGGCGACAGTATTGAAGGTTGGTCAGACTCTATTAAAGTACTTATAAAGTCTTATATGGGCGGCAAAAAAACATCTAAAATAAATTTTGACTACTCTGATATTAGGCCTAAAGGTGCTAGACTGGTTACGTCTGGTGGTAAAGCTCCGGGACCTCAACCATTAAAAGAATGTTTAATTAAAATACAAGGAATATTAGATGCGAAACAAGATGGTGAAACTCTTACTTCTCTTGAAGTACACGATATTATTTGTCACATTGCTGATGCTGTCCTTGCTGGTGGTATTCGTAGAGCAGCTCTTATTAGTTTATTTTCGGCTTACGACGAAGAAATGATAGCTTGCAAGTCAGGTAATTGGTGGGAAACAAATCCACAAAGAGGTAGAGCTAATAACTCAGCAGTACTAATGAGACATAAAATAACTAAAGAGTTTTTTATGGACCTATGGAAACGTATTGAGCTATCTGGTTCTGGAGAACCTGGTATATACTTTAATAACGATAAAGACTGGGGAACCAATCCATGTTGTGAGATAGCGTTAAGACCTTTTCAGTTTTGTAACTTATGCGAGGTAAATGTGTCTGATGTAGATACACAAGAAGAACTAAACCAAAGAGTTGCTGCTGCCGCTTTTATAGGTACTCTTCAAGCAGGTTATACAGAGTTTCATTATCTTAGAGAAGTTTGGCAAGAGACTACAGAAAAAGATGCTTTACTAGGTGTATCAATGACAGGTATTGGTAGCGGTAAAGTTTTAAAGTTAGACTTAAACGAAGCTGCTGATCAAGTTAAAATAATGAATAAAGTTGTATCTAAGGTTATAGGTATAAAACCAGCGGCTAGAACAACATGTGTAAAACCTGCAGGGACAACATCTCTGGTGTTAGGAACATCTTCTGGTATACATGCATGGCATAATGATTATTATGTTCGTAGACTGCGTGTGGGTAAAAACGAAGCTATATACACATATCTTAATGCTAATCACCCTGAATTAATTGAAGATGAGTATTTTAGACCTCATGATACTGCTGTAATATCGGTTCCACAAAAAGCGCCTGAAGGCTCTATAATTAGAACAGAGTCTCCGTTTGATACTTTGAAAAGAGTTAAAAAAGTAGCTACAGAGTGGGTTAAGTCTGGACATATAAAAGGTTCTAACACTCACAATGTTTCAGCTACAATTAGTTTAAAAACTGATGAGTGGAAAAAAGCAGGTAAATGGATGTGGGAAAATAGAGACCATTACAACGGCCTGTCTGTTCTACCTTATGATGGTGGTAGTTACACCCAAGCTCCGTTTGAGGACATTAACGAAGCTAAGTATAATAAAATGTCTAAGGTATTATCTAAAATAGATTTAACAAAAGTAATAGAATTAGAAGATAATACCGATTTAAAAGGTGAGCTAGCTTGTGCTGGCGGTAATTGTGAAATTAACTAAAATTAAATTATGAACAAAATCGAAACAAAACTAAAACAAATGCTTGATACATTAATAGCAACACAGACTGATTATGATAAGTTTGAAGGCGGAAACAAATCTGCTGGAACTAGACTCAGGAAGTCAATGCAAGAGATAAAGACTTTAGCTCAAGAAGTTAGAGTTGAAGTCCAACAGCAGAAGAACTCTGTGTTGGTTTAATATAAAAGGGGCGAAAGCCCCTTTTTTTATTTCATTTCCTCGTGAATATAAGCGGTTCTACCAAACTCTTTTTTAGCTATAGTTAGCTTTTTTCTATTTGGCCTATGTGTAACGTAACTTACGTGAACCCAATTAGGATTTTCATTATCACCAAACTCCCATATTAACTGATCAAAGTCTAAATGATCTTTTATAAAATGATACATTTCAGCATTGGTCATTCTACCAAACGTATCATCAATATCCATAGCTTGACCTTTCATGTGTTGAGAGTATTTACTTCCACCAATAGCTGTGTTAACTGGCTCGCCTCTAAAAAAACTATTTATTTTTATTGGCCCGCCAACATAAGCTCTTAATGGTTCAAATATATTTTCAGCAACTTCTTTCATACATTTTAATTGCTCTTCATTTGGTGTGTTGTCTAAGCCTTTTCTTTCAGCTGTTCTGCTATACACACCTTCTTTATAACTAACGTGTTTACTTATTCTTTCCATAATTTTAAAATGTTATTACTATACTAACCGATGCATCGCCAACTGAACCATCTCTTTCAAGAGTGAACTGTAAGCCTTTTTCAGATGGGTTTATAGGTATATCATCACTGTCTAACTTTAACGCAGCTCCAACAGGTATTTTTACTTTAGTATATAATTGTATTACAGTAGAAGGAATTGCTACCGCTACACTAATGAAACAACTAACAGTGTCAGAGGTGTTTGCTATAACCACGCTAGAAGGTTGTTGAGCTGTTGCAATAGCTTGAGTAGTAGAACTAGCTGTTGATACATTAGCGTGTACATAATTTTTTATAACACCAGTTATGTTTTTATTGGTTGTTTTCTCTTTTATTGAAGGTGGTATATACCTTCTTCTTGAAACTATACTTTTTTTAGGCATATTGTTTTTTTTATGGTATTAAAGTTTTTAATACTATTGTGAATGATCCCCATAGTAAACCGTTACTATTACTCATGGCCTCATCAAGACCAACGGCAGGAAACAACAAATCTCCTTGTGCTAAATCAGTATTTAAACCTGATGTTTCTAACTTTAAAAATCTATTCTTTCTATTACCAGTTGAGGTATCATATTTGTCTATTGCTACACAAGTAGCTGTAACATCAGTGTTGTTACTATCAGAAGGTTCTGCAGCCCTAAACAAACCTACAACAGGTCTAGCAGTGTTAGGTGTTGTATTGTTTGTTCTACAGTTACCATAAAAACCGTCTAGCTTACAAGCTTTCGGTATAACAAAAGCAGATGGTTGATCTAAATAATCTATTTCTATTGTTGAAGACCCAACACTAGAAGCGGCTGGAGTATGACTAGCTGGTTCAGGAGATCCGCCAGTTGTGTGTGAGTTGTTCCACAAATAGTATTCAGGTCCATTTTGACTAGGTGTATGCCAAGCTTCAGATGTACAACCATTAACTTTAAATGAAAAATGTAAATATTGGTAGCTATATCTAGCGTCAACGTGTGATTTTAAACCAGCGGGCGTTACCGCTCTAGCGGTATCAGTACCCGTATCAGCTTCGCTTGTTGTAGCTAGCTCAACAATACCTTTGTTACTATCACTAGCGTCTTCACCCGCTACAGTTATAGTCGTATCAGCATTAGTTACATCTATACCCTCACCACCTAAAACCTCAAAAGTAATATTACCAGAAGAACCTATACAGTTAGCATCACCGGTATCTGTAGTAAACTTAACAGCTGTTATATCACCTGTATTGCTAGTAAATCCAGAATCGTTATTTAAGGAGCTTATGTTTATGCTGCCTAATGATGTAACGCCTGTCCCTCCATTTGCTACAGGTAAAGTTCCCGTTACATCAGCTGCTAAGTCAATAGCATTTCTAGTTATTTCTTGCCCTGATAAAGTTATATAATCTAAACTTCCAGCTAATGTTACGTTAGTTGAGTTATCTGTACCAGCAGCGTCTACACCTAAAGAAGTTCTAGCTGCCGCCGCTGTGTTCGCGTTTGTACCCCCGTTAGCTATTGGTAAAACACCAGTTACGTCGCTGGTTAAATCTGTTGTACCGCCACCACCTACAGTGTTCTTTACTATTTTGTTGTTTGAGTCTAAACCTAAATTGGAACCGCTAGCAATAGTACCGGTTTCAATATCTTCTAAATAAACGTCGCTTCTAAACCTAGATATTAACTGCCATATATGTTGGCCTATCCATTTCATTTATTACGACTTAGTCCAGTAACCAAATTCTAATACACACGCAGAAGTGTTGGCTGTAGCTTCTAAACCAACAGCACCTTTAACAGGTAAGAAAGCCCACTCTGTAGGACCCAAATCCATAACAGCTGTACCATCATCTAATTTTACAGTTATAATATTAGACGTATCTACGTTTTTTAAATAAACGTAAGTTATAGAAGCGTTGTCAGCTGTAGTTAACACATTGTATTGTCCAGAAGTAGCAACTGAGACTCTAGAAATATTTACCTGTGGGTTTGTTACAGATAAAGCATCTGTATAAGTTAAGTCTAAAGCGTTACTACTAGCGTCAGTGCTAGTTAGCACAATTTTAGCATTTAATGTAGCCATAGTTTTTAATTTTTAATTATCGTTTTATTTATTATTTTATCTTCGTAATTTATACGTAACATATACACCCCAGAACTCATTTTAGATACATCTAAGACATTTACGTTCTTTTTAGATATAATTACATCTCCGATATAGTTAATTACGTCTATATCAACGTTTTTACTAATGTTGATTTTACTGTTAGTTGGGTTAGGATATACAGAAAGAGAGTTGTAGTCTAATCTTGAAACAGGTTGAGGACCTGTCCAACCCTCGTAACAATAGTTGTAAGTTAGTTGGCATATATTATCCCACTCATTATCGCAACAATAAGCATCAACATCTATTACCCAAGCATAACAAGGATCGTTCAACCAGTATGGTATACTGTCACCTGTTACACAGCCAGCGCTGTACAAGCAAGACTCTGGATTATCTATGTTTGCGAGTTCGTTATAGTTGTAAGCATTTTGATCCATACACCCTTCAACCACCGCAACACACGATCCATTATCTGTATTGGCTTCTGGATTGTAATTAATAGCAGTAGAATCGGTACAGCCATAAATATAAGGTATGCAACTAAAATCTTCTGTATTGGCTTGCGGATTATAGTTAAGCATGCTAGGGTCGGTGCAACCAAAGATAAATGGTACACAGGAATTATTGTCAACATTTGCTAAGGGATTGAAATTAAACATAGTACTATCCATGCAACCATAAACAAAAGGCTCACAAGAACCATTGTCTATGTTCGCTGTAGGATTATAATTAAACATAGTAGCATCAGTACAACCATATACAATTGCTATACACGAACTATCATCAACATTTGCGAGAGCGTTATAGTTAAAAGCGTTTGGATCTGTACAGCCTGGTATCGGTAGTATACAAGAGTTATCATCAACGTTTGCTAAAGTATCGTAGTTTAAAGCTATAGGATTTGTGCAACCTTCAACAATCGCGATACACGTGTCATTAACATTTGCATTTGGATTATAGTTAAACGCTAAAGGGTTCATACAACCATAAACAACAGCAATACAAGAGTTAGGTATTTCCACATTAGCGTTTGGGTCATAGTTTAAAGCTGTGCTATCCATACAACCTAAAACAACCAATGTAACACAACTACCATCGTCATAATCAGCTATTGTATCATACTCTAAATAAAGTGGGTTCATACACCCAGGGTTGTAATAACAACTACCATCGTCTGTGTTAGCTAAAGTATCATAGTTTATAGCCGCAGTATCTATACAACCAAATATTTTTTCTACACAAGTATTACCGCAGTAAGGTTCTCCTATAATAGGAAAAAATGGTGGTATAGGATTTACAAATCCACCTTCAATATCTATAGCGACATAATCTTCTGAGTACAAACTATAACCACACTGTACAGCTGTAAAGTCTGATTGCTGTGTAATTTCAAACACCGCTCTAACAGGGTAACCAGCTGCTAGATTTATAAAAAACGTAGTGTCAAAACCATCTATTAAGGTATAAGTTCCAAGATCTTGATAGTTAAAAGGTGGTATTAAACTAGTTGCTTGTGATATCTTTAAGCTAGATCCAGCCCAACCATTACCAGCTAAATCTGTTAGTTCTAACTCGTGCATACAGCTATCAATGTTAATATCTGTATTAGCTGAGTCTATATAATTATAAGCTAGTGAGTCTGTGCAGCCATATATTTTAGAAATAAAACACATACCCGTGTCTAGCGTAGCAGCAGGATTAAACTCTACATAGCTCGTGTCCATACACCCAAAAACCGGTGGTGGAGGTGGACAACCAGATGTATATATTGTGTCAAATATTTGATAACCAAAATTAGCAACAGGTAGTTCCCATATAGTATCGCCACACTGTTCTATATACACAGAGCCATCGTTACCGCCCCACAAACTACCAGCAATACCATCTCCATACAAATCATTTATAACAATGTAAAAGCTATCGATAGGCGCACAAGCAGAAGCGTATTGTGGTTCATAATCAATTATATTAGTATAAGGCCCACCGCTTATGAGAGTGTCTCCGCTAAAATCTACAATATACCAAGACGTTTCTTCTGGATATTGATCTGGGTTTATAGTAATATTTAAGCTCCATGTACTAGGTGGACATTGTCCAAATGCCGTGCTAATTGAAAAAACTAAAAACATTAATATAATATATATATAACTTGATATGTCTTTTTTTACTTCCATTCTTCTTTTCGTAATTCGTTTGTAATTTGCTCGTGTGTTAATATTCTTTTATCTTTAACAAAATCAGGTTTAGTAGCAATAGATATTATAGCTTTTGTTTTGTCTTTATTATATCTAAGGCTTTTGTCGCTGTTTTCGTTTATTAAATTAAAATCTAAATGTTTTAAATATGGTTTAGCCCAACTAGCTATAGGCTTTTTCCAATTCCACTTAACGTTTATTATTACGTAAAACGCTCTTGTTCTTTTGTTGTTTACTCCTTGCATTATGTACTTGGTGTATCTGATGAAGATTTAGCTCCGTTTTGTAACCTAATAGCATTACCACCCTCGTCTGGGTTTTTTTTATCTGGAACAGTTACGTTAGGTACAGTTCCAGTCATGCTTTCTGGAAGATACAAAGCTGTAACAAAATTACTTCCTAAATAATAATTCGTATTGGTGTTAAAATTAAACTGGTTTTGAGCGTAGTATATTTGCTTTATAGCAGTCTCTGGTAGGTAAGAATTAAAAAAACAAGTATCACCAATCAAACAAGTATGATGGCTTTGAAATGTTTCACCCCAACCAGAACTACCATCAAGCTCAGCGCCAAACACTATTCTGCTAAAAGCTGTGCCTTGCGTCCAGTTAGTGGCTGGAACAGATACAGGGCCATTATTAGCCTTGCTTCCGTTTATATAAAGCTCACCCGACCAATTATTACCATCTATGTAACCTATTTGGACGTGAACGTTATACCAAACACCATAATCAATAGCAGTACCATCTAGAGTAGTGTAATTATTTACTGGCACGTCAAAATCAAGCTGTAGCTTGCTAGAACTGTTTAACGATACCTTTATCCAATAATTTTCCTCAGTATCTGAAACTTGAATAACAGTACCAGGGGTTGCGTTTTTATCTTTATTGTACCAAAAGTTAAACGCAATACCACGAGCATCAGTAGCAGGTCTCAATGTTTCGTGAAAGGCTACAATACCATTATCATTTACACCATCAAAGATCATGCTTAATTTATTACCCATTATTCTTTGTGGCATGGGCGGCATACATCTACCTAATCCTAACATATTAAAAATCGCTTAATATTATTTCGCTAATAGCTTCTTGCACTTCTTTTTTTGTTGCCACCATTTTAAAAGATAAATCTGCTTGAAACCTAGCAACTTCTTCACCATCTTTAAATATTATTATAGTAGGTATAACAGCGATTTTATATTTACTCTGTGCTTTAACGTCTTTGGCAACGTCTATATATTTTACATTTTCAACATCTGAAAGCTTTGTAACCCAACTAACTTTGTTAGCAGAGTTCCATTCAGCATTAAAGCTTTTTATTGTTATTTGTGAAAAACTATTTAAACAAAAAAACAATAAAATTGTTGTAATAAATTTACTCATTATTGGTATATTTTTTGTTCAATTTTTTCTAATGTAGCTTTTATTTCAGTTACATCTTCTTGTGTGTTCATGATAGTGTTACGTATCATTTGATCTTTCATATCAAACTCCATACGTGTTACTTCTGGATCAGGGGCTACAGGCAGTTCTTTTGCCTCTGCAATATCTGCTTGAAGTGTAAACCACATACCAGTCATCGTTACTAATACCACACCTAGTGAAATTATAGTCTCTAGGCTTAATTTTACCTTTGTTGCTTTACTTATTTCTGTTGCCATTTTATTACTATTTATACATTAAAAGATTACATAATTAATACCACACTTAAAGTCATACCACTCTCTGTTCCAGTACTTATTATATTTACCTTCTATGAACATTCCTAAATGTTTATTTATTTTGGTTCCTACTATTAAACCACCTGAATAATCATACCACTGACCATCTACATAGTTGTGATAACTAAACTCACCACCATCATCGTAGTGCCAAGGCATAAAATTAGCCCAACTATGAGCCCAAAACGTTTTTGTATAGTGGTAAAAATCAAAACCAACAACCACAGATTGTTGCATTTTATCGTCTAATTCATTTCTTTTTCTTTCAGTATAATCAGAAAGTACTTGTGGTATAACTACCGCCTCCCAAACTTCAGGGCTATTAGCCACTAAATAACCGTTTGGATCATAATATTCACTCTCAAATACATCAATGTTGTAACCTTCTTGTATTGCTAAGTATGTATAATGTATATCTCCATTGCTTAGCTTCCACTCTTCAAGAGGATCGTAACCATAAGGCTCTGATAACCTTTGTACAACACCAGCATTAAAAGATAGCTTACTGTTTACTTTATACCTTAACCTTTGTGACGTTTCAAAATATTTTATATCAGCAAAACCATCTTGTAGATATTCACCTTTTAAAATATAATTGTTAGCAGCATATCTTAAAAAGTGGTGTTGATCAAGATACTCTACACCCTCTTGTCTTTTCATGTCAACTTGGAATAAGTATTCTAAACCTTTTGTTTTACCAACATTAGCAGCGTCACTGTAATTAGACTCTGTACCATCGTAAAACGTATTAGCTCTATTTTCGTAACCAAACCTAGCTATTTTACGTATACCCATTGTTAGGTTGTAGTCATAAGGTGTTTTTATAGTAGTTGTTGTTAAGCCGTTTGTTACAGAAAACACATCAACATCAGATATAGATGTACCTCCGTTAGCAGCTACGTAAAACGTAGAAAACTTTAATGGTTTAAAATTTTGAGAGCAACATTTTTTAGGAGCCGAACAAGCTACTAAAATTACTAAAATAATTATTGTTAAAAATTTCTTCATATTTATTATCTATTACGTCTTTTTCTTACATCTCTTCTTCTTGGTGCAGGAGTCGATGGTTCCTTTCTTCTTGACCTTTGGTTTTTAAAATCAGGTTCACCATAACTCTTCTTTTTCTTCTTTTTCTTTTCTTTTATATCTTCTTTTATTTGTTCTATTTTTTCGTTTTTAAGACCAAGGTTCCACTTGCTCCAACCACCAAACATTAAAGCTCTTTGCATAGCTGTATGTTGACTATCTAGTGCGTCTCTAACATTCACGGTTTTGTTGTACAACCTGTTAAGAGGTACGTTTGTAATAGCCTCAATGTAGCTTGTGGTTGCTGACCACATAGGATTATCGATGTCAAAAGTGCTCATTTCATCAATAACCTTTTTATTATAGTTTAATGTTTTTTCAGCATTAACTATTTTTCTAGCCTTGATACCAAGTGGAGGTGAAACATTTAACATCTCCATTAAAACAGCACTTTCGTCCTTGTTGTAACCCTTATCTCTTTGCTCATGCCATTTTATAGCCATGTTTTTTAAAGTAGCAACAGCCGCACCCCAAACACCAGCACCTCTTAAAACAGAGTCAATACTACCGCTTATCATACGTTCTTTCTTTTTTAAGAACTGTTCGTCATCTTCGTCGTCATCAAACATAACTGCAAACAAAGCTGATTGCAAAGCATAGAACACTAAGTTTTGTATAACAAAATAATAAGCTATTCTAGACAAGTTTGATAAATCACTTTGTAACTGCGTAGTATTACCAGGTGTTATTCTTCTATTTTTAATATCTAAAAATGCTTTTTTACCTAACCTATTAAACTGTGAGGTTACGTTTTGGAAAGCGAGTATAACCTTACCAAGAGGTGAAGCTTGTTGTTGCGATACCATGTCAGGTCTTGCAGACTGCTGAGTTGATTCGGCTAATATAACAAAATCAGTCCAAGCTCTTTCCTCAGCTTGTTTTTGACTTAACCCTTGTTTTAAATAAGTGTTAACTCTGTTTCTAAAAAACGAAGCACCACCCGTAGCTATAGCTATATTATCACCTATTTGTGTCGGTAAAAAACCTATTTGCAATAATTTTTTTATTACAGCTTGAGCTGGGTTTTTAGCGTTTCTAACAGACGCTGCTAGTTCAGCACCGTTGACATCTGTCATTATACCACCTCTTCTTTGTTTCATGAAGTCTGAGTTAAATATATAAGCCCAGTCTTTCCAATATTGATCTTGATTAGCAAAAGCTTTAGCAGCTGCTAGTATGTTGTTGTCAGCAAAGTTTATAAAGTTAACCATAGACATTTGCTGTAAAACGGCAGAACGTATGTTAAAGAACATTGTCGATGCAACAGATCCGTTTAAGTAATTTAAAAACTTGTTTACTAAAGCGTTCGAACCACTAGGCCTGTTTTTACCAGTCTTAGTTCTATAAAGAATATCTTTTATAGCTTCGACAACCTCTGCCCCGTAAGCAGCTTCTATTTTGTTTAAATTTTCTTTTGAAAATATAATGTCAGCATTTTCAAAAAACTCTTCAAAAAATTCTGCTCTACCAACTCTACCGGTAGCG